ACGAGATAGGAGTCCGTCTCGTGGGCTCGGAGATGTGTATAAGAGACAGATTTAGTTCTTTGCTAAATATTAAGTTTTTCAAAGTAGGAATCATATTAGCAGGGATAGGATATGGACTGTCATAGTCATAACAATCTGCTGCTTTTGTGGGGTCTTCTAAAATGCCTTCTATTTCTACATACTCTAGAAAGCCAGGTCCATTTAAATATAAATGGTTATTCTTTAAGAAAGCAATATAATCATTACATGTGTATTTTCTACTTGTCTGATATTTAGCTTTTGTTTCATTACCAACCTGAATCAGATTACCATGCATATCTTTAACTGCTACTAGACCAGTGCCAAAATGCAAATCTATAAATTTAGGTAATTCTTTATCTGATATATAATGGAACCCATTAGGTACTCCACATGTACTTACTTTGGATATATGTAATGGGCCTAATGTCTGTATATAGCTAGGATTAATATCTCGACCTTTATCTAAATCTTGCTTAATTAAATAGGCCCTATATTGATGAATCCACTGTTCTACCTGTATACGTGATAGATTCTCACTCTCAGATAGATTACTATCTCTTAATTGAAGAAATATTCCATCTATTATAGCGTTCAAAGAATTAAGTTCTATTCTGTTCATCATAAATAATTTTACAAAGTGTAACAAACTCGTTCATAGGTAAATCCAATTTCATTCTATTCACAAACATCATCTATATTTTTTCTAAATTTCTCTGGATTCTTCATTTCCATGAGTTATTTACAGTTATTGTTACTTTTTCTTTATTATTTGTAGCTTCCTCAAGTAAAGTCATTAGTTCATCGAATGCTATTCTAGAATCACTTACCCAATCTTCTTTTTCACCATCCCAAGTACCTACAAGTATACATCCTTCTGTGTCTTTAGAACTATTACCAGTATGAATTCTAATACCACTAAAGTTAGGTACATTAAGGATTTCTGGTAATGTTTTCTTAAATCTTGGAGAGTGTGTTAATTTAACCTCATATGTACCTTCAGGTATTGCAGTTTTACCATAAACCTTTTCTCCTTCTGGTCTTACTCTATCTTCGAGGGTATCCGTTACATACTTTTCATTAATATACAATTCACCAATAGTGAATGTATTTGTCTTAAAAATTCTATTCAATTTTAGTTGCATAATAAAAATGTAATCCGTCAATTATACAATTTTTATGCAGCAGGTGTTTCTAATGCAGCAACTCTAGCTTCCAAACTTTCAAGATCCTCACTTAGAGTAGTTAATCTAAGGTTCAACGCTGAAATCAATTCTCTTACTTCACTATCATTATAGTTCTGAAGACTAGCAAGTTTATTTTTCTCTTGTGTAGTATAATCTTCAGTAGATAGTCCTTTACCTTCAACTTTATCTTCTTTGTTTTGTTCTAAATCCGCTATCTGTTGCTTTATCTGAGAAATGTCTTCAGTAGCTTTATTATTAACTAAAACCCATTTAGTACCATTAAAATACTTTAAATCCCCACCATTTGGATTAGATGATAGATCTGCCCAATATTTAACAGATGCAGGATTAGGTTGAATTGTACTAGCTAGAATGTCGTATTTATTATTATAAAGTGTACTCATATTATTTTAAAATAAAAAAGGTTGACTAAATAGCCAACCTTTGTGTTTTAGATTTCATTTTCTTTTTCCTCAGTAGGAGGATCGATATTGTTTTCTTCCGGACGAACAGTAGAAATATTTTGTAAAAGTTGTTTAAGCTCTTTCACTTCAGCTCTCAATTCATCAAGTTCTTTGAAATCTTTTGTCACATTGGTTGTTATGTCCGAATTTACATTAAGTATTTTTAAGATGTCTTCACATCTCCTCGTCTCTTCATCAATCTTACTTAAGCTCTCTTGAGGACCTTTTGTACCATCCTCATTCTCCATACCCTCTACAGCGTAGCGAGCATGTTCCTCATCAAAGTGAGGGCCATTAATAGCTTCATACATATTTGCAGCCAATTCTGACTTTAAAATAGTGAAACCTTTCTCCAATAAGCTACCCTCATGCTTCTCTAAAGCAGTAGATAATTTATCTATAGCCTCTGATGGAGATTGATGGCGTTTGATTTGTTCTAATATTTTGTTCAAATGCATAGTTTCAATTTATTTATTGATTAATACTAAATTGAAATATTTTGCAATTATTTTGATATTTTGATAACCCTTGTATCTGTTACTTGTATTAAAGGGTTTGAATTAACTATTTGATAATGAGGAATTATATCCTTCTTAAAATTTAAAGTAAATAAGCGTCTAAAGAAACCTTTTTTACGCCATACTTTCTCTTCATATATAAATAGATCTTGACGATTCTTTATATCCAGCACATGTGTGATCATGCTGTCTATTCTTTCTATTTTGATAGTTGTCAATTGATTTGGCTTTAACTCTACTGTAAAATTCCTATCTACTGGAATCTCTTGAGTTATTGTATCCGAAATAATAGTTTCTACTGATGTGACTTCCTTTAATTTCTTATCTTTTATTTTAAGTTCTTTAGATTGTTTTCTTAGTTCTTGTACTAAACTATCTTCAGAATGCTTGAAGTCATCTACAGTTAATTGTAATACTTTGTTTTGTTTTTCCATTCCTGAGAGAGCACTCTCATAGTAATGTAAATTCACAGAAGCTCTAGCTAACGCATTATCTAGATTATCTACTTTCTTATTTAATCTGTAATTATCAAAACCTAAAACTGCTATCAATAGTACAGCACCTAATTTTATGTAATGTATAAAATTCACTATTTAATCTTTTTAACCAATTTTCTTATCTTAGGTAAATCTTCTCTATCTATAGTAATATCAAGATACTTTTCACCTTTTTTACGTATAAACTTATTTAGAAGTTTCCAAGGTCCATCTGGATATAATGTAGCTAAGTTTTCTATGACTGACCATAGTTCTACTCCAGCAATAAGTCCTGCAAAGAATTCTACTAAGTGAGCATCTATAGATACTAGTATATTAGCATCTATTTGATTTGCAAACCATATAATAGCACCACACCAACCAAATTTGCGTAGGGTTTTCCATAGTCTTCTTGATTCAAACTTCTTTTGATTTTTAAACGCTATCTTACCTCCTAAATAAGCATCTACTAATATGATTAGTAGTAAGATAAATAGAACTGTCCATAAGGGTGTAAAACTACCTGCCACCCAACTAAATGCTCCTGTTAATAAGCAGGAGATAAATTTGGCTGGACCATCACTAAATAGTTCTTTAAAGTAGTTCGTACTAGATACTCCTTGGGACAATAAAAAATATTGATGAATTTTATTTAACATAATAGATTGATATGAAAGGAAAACAAAAACGCTAACCAAATTTTACTTCAGTTAGCGTTTGGTATTTTTTGATATGAGAATTGATGCTATAACGTCTTTAGTCATCAAAAGTTCTTTTATATAAATTGACACTATCCTAAGTAATAGCGGTTATTTGTTCACTATTTGATCATCTTGCATTTGTTCATAAGCAATGAAATCTGAATCTACTTGTTCCTTCAATTCTTTTCTCTTTTGTAAGAAATCTTTGTAAATATCTATATAACTTTCATCTAGTATCCCTAGTAATGCAGCATTATAGTCATTCAATTTCTTTGCTTCAACATCTGTACCCCATAATTCATTAATACATGTTTCTAATATCTTATTAGCAGTTAATGTGGGCCATACAGTTACTTCATAATAGGAATAACCAATATACTCATCTCTTTGTTCTTCTTGTATATCCCATCTATATAGATAATATCCACCATTATCTTTTTCTATTGTACTGGGTATTTTATCACTATATGTTCTATTCATATTATTTTGTAGTTATTTCAGTTGATTTATATTTTGGGAAAAAGCAAAGGCGAGACCCGATGTTATTAGCAATACCAGACGAACTAGTCGTACCCACGTCAACTAGGCCAGCATTCAACCCATCGTCCGAGCGACCACCAACTACTACCAATTGCATGCGGCTAACTGATGTGCTGGTGTAGTAGTTGTCACACCAGTAGGTAGAGGTGCTACCGCCGACCTCCGTGGCTATTATATCGCCATCTTCCCCAAGCAACATCTTTTTGACGTGACCATTTATACGACAGACATTACCCTTCTTGTCATAACCCGTGTAAGAGGTATCGCTGAAGTTCGATGGGTCACTGGTAGTCCATAGTATAGATAATCCTGAATTGCCTGTGGTAACCTGTATATTGGCCCCGTCAGTGTGTTTCCAGATATGACCGAACGGATTCTCTATACCACGATACCTGTTAGCCATCAATGTAGCATGAGTACCATCGGAAGCATTTTTCACCACATATGCCTTCTCTCCAGATCCATTACCAAATTCGTTAGTATAACCACATTGAATAAGTGGATTATTATTATTGAAATTTGTCCAATCTGTCATTTGTGTTGGACCGTTTCCTAATCCACCCTGTGAGAATCCATTAGCATCTTTTTGAGCATTAAATGGTTTTTGACTATTTAATGTAGCATATTCTACTGCAAATAACCAGAATAAGGTTTTATGTGCTCCATACGTGTACATTTCCCAACCACTACCACGTTTCCTCGCGGCTTGTCGGAATTGGTCTCGGGTGAGGTTGGTGACGGGGCGGCCGAGTAGGGAACGGTAGGTATTATCCCATTCAGCGGTATTGTCGCCACCTCTAAAATTAGTTGAATTAGGATCACTTAATTTACTAGCTCCAGCCGCCGAACATAATAAATTATCGGTTCTATACATTCTGGCTTCATATGTTGAGATATAGAACTTATCTACATGTTTATACCCAGGTAATGGAATTTCGGACAACATCATCCTAAATTTAGTGCCATTAAAATACAATTTATACCAATGTTCAGGTATCTCTGTCATAACAGCATAATCCAAATAGCTTCCACCCCATGAAAGCTCATTATCCAAATATTCTTTAACTCCACCATCTCTATCCAAAAGACACCTTCTCATCTTACTCTGGACAGGTAGTTCTCTATGCAATTGCAGATTACCTACTCTAACACCATCTGGACTTGATGATGCAGTATCCCATTCAACTCCGTATGCATATCTTTCTTCTAAATCTGGAATATCTTCCCATGCAGGAACCCACTCGGTGGATAAGTCTCCATACTCAAGCTTGATCTTGTGGATGGTGGAAATTGATGTGCCAGTTTTAGGAGAACTAAATACAACCATATGTGTATTATCAGCTACTGCATTTCCGATATTAGTAATCCATTTAAAAGTCTTACTGGCCTTCCCATTTACAAAGTCAGTCTTACTGAACTGAGCCATAGAACTTACTGCACCAGTAGAGTTATATATAGTGAACATTTCCTTATCATCACCCAACTCTCCAAAAATAGTCAATGTTACTTGTGTTCCTTTAGATATCTGTTCAGTTAGCCAATAATTAGCCATCTCATACTCGGCATTACTCACTTCCTTCCCCGATCCCAATAACAGGTTTCTGCCATATACTGGAAGCTTACGATACTTGCCGTTATCCATTAAAGCTTTTGATCCGTCACCTGTAGTATGTATTACTACTTCCTTAACATTAGAATTAGTAGAATTATCTATAATACTTGCCTGTATAGAAATTCCATCAGTTACCGGAATTAAATAATCATTATTAACCTGAGTTTCCACATCTAAATTCTGACGTATCCACATTTGTATAGAACAATGATTAACCCCCATAGTTTGTTGCGCATAAAACCAAATAGAATTATCACCATTGGTGTTATATCCGCCAAAAAGACTTGATATATACGCACCATTATCTCTAATTGGGAGTGTATTAACAAAACCGTTTGGAACCTTCTCTAGTAATGTATTATAGTCTTCTTGAGATATAGATGGAGTATTGCCGTTTGCCACTTTCATGAAGATGTCAAACACTGTACAATCCGCTAAATCAGCTTTAGTAGCTAATTTATCATCTACATATTTTTTGTTAACGTCTACGGTAGGTATGGTAGGTTTACCAGTAAGATCCTTGTAACTACCAGATGTAGCTACAGTAGATAATGTAGGTTTATTCAATATCAATGCATCTCCTTCTGTAGCATTCCAATCAGCATTAACATTTACTTCAGCACCAGCAGCAATACCATTCAGTTTTATTTTATCAGCTGGCAACATTAAACCAGCTAAAGCTGTAGTAGATGCAGGAAGATTTAATTTTATATTTTCTACTGCATTGGTTACTAAGTTTCTTTTATCCAGAGTAATAGAGATACCTGTTGCTGTAATATTCCTAGCAGCAGCTTCAATTACCTTATTGATGTTTGTAACTTTAGTTTTATCTGCAGTAACATAATCATTAGTACTTAAACTCTTACCTTCTACTTTATCAACTTTAGTATCAATAGCATTATATACCTCAGTAAAGTCAACTTCTGGTATATTTACTACAGACCATACACCATTTTGTCTAGCATACTGTGAACCATCTTTAGGTGCTTCTTCTACTAGTTCCCGACTATGATCACTACTTAAGTATGGTATTCTAACCCATTCCCCATTATATTTTACTTTAATTACCATAATTAAATATTAAATATTTGTTTGCCAATTGTTTTAGCTTCTGTTCTAAGTGTTTGAAAAGATTGCCATTCATCATATCTGGTAATAGGTTGACTGCCACTAAGCAATTGTTCAACCATATTAGATTTTAATGCTGCTTCCTTATCTGCACTATATCTAGTTCTGATAACCTTACTTACGAAAGAATCATAAGTTGGTTCTTCATTGAATTTTAATTCATAATAAGCATAACCATGTATATCTTCAGAATTAATTTCTTCAATATCCCATCTAACTGCCCATTCATTCATTCCTAGGTATTCTATTACTTCAGGTATATGATCACCTTGTACTTTCTTTAATTCCATAACTACTTAATAATTTTTGTCTATAATCTTTAAAATTATAAGATCTCGTAAAGCGATACCATAAATTATGACAGTTTCCATATTTACACCATCCCCAATAAGCTGCTAGTGATGTTAACCTCTTATTCTTACTTTTATAACCTAATTTATAAATAAACTTCTTTTTGATATCTTTCCTGAGTAAAGTATGACCATGGTAAAATACATAACCAATAAAATCTATACCTCTTGCTTCTACAGGAAATATCTGCCAATTACGTTTTACTTTTAGTTTCAAGTTATCAGCTAGATATTTTTCAATCTCTTGTAAGCAATATCTTAAGTAATCTTTATCTGGGTGTGATATAACAATATCATCACAATACCTGTAATAATATTTTATTTTTAATACTTGTTTAATCCACCTATCGAACCAAGTCAAATTCAAATTTGCTGCAAATTGAGATATGTAATTTCCAATTGGTAAACCTTTTGGTGTAGAATAAACTACATGATGTAATAATCTTAATAGTTTCTTATCCTTAAATATCTTTTCAAATTGTGAGTACAACACATCTTGATCTATAGAAGGAAAGAACTTTTTAATATCTAAAACATTCATTATAGCATGATGGACTATTCTGTCTGGATAATACGGTAGCCTATATATTTCTCTTTCTTTGTTACCACGATCGGCGATGATTGTATATACGCAGTATTCCGAAGTACGATAAGTATCTTCAATTAATGCTTTTTGTAACCGAACCAGATTTTCATATGGGTTCCTGTCAAATTTCTTAACGCCGTATCTTTTAGTTTTACCTAGCCTAGCCTTCTTTTCAGCCCGGACCAGATTTTCATATGATATTATCCTGTTAAATAAATTGCCTATTCTTTTCATAAGCTATTTTGGTGGTAAGACCCGTTCGCACAATACTACTAGGGTCTCTTCAAAGCACCTGTTATCTTTTACCTAGAGGTAAGGCTGATCTAAGTTCAACAAACATTTTTGTAATTATCTGAAAGTATCTGTTAGTTCCAAAATTTCACTGATATTCGTCTATGAATTCGAGGATGCATTATTAGCATTAGCTATGAAGACTCTGCATTGAGAACCATTATCTGAATTACCTGACTGTTTTTTCAAGTATGAAATAATGTGACAGCAGTCTTACTATAAAGTCATCTCATAGTAATTCTTTTAGATCCCGCCCTTGTTATTAATATTTAATTATCTGTATTACTCAGGACTATGCCTGCATTTTCTTAAATGTATCTGAATCAACTACAACGATCTTACCATAAAAGGCTAATCTTGCACCGAAAGTCATCCACGAACGCGAGGAAGCATCAGCAGCATAAGCCACGAAGACTCCGCATCGAGAACCATGCTCCGAACCACCCGACCGTAGAAAGATTCTATTTCCTGTTGGATTAAACCAACTATAGTCGGAATAGTAAGTAGTTTCAGATCCACCATGTGCTGTAGGAACTACATCACCATATTTACCTTGAGTTACGGCTTTAGTCCATCCATTATATGCTTCTGTTGCAGCTGGATTAGGTTCATATCCTACAACTCTGATATTAGTAGCACCTGCTGCTTCAAGCTCTGCTACATCCTTATCTGGGAATGAACCTCCATCATATACAACGTATTTACCTTTTAAAATGTTTATTCCTTGTACAAACTCCCACTTACTGTAATAGCAGTCTTCAAGTCCTAAGAAGCTAGTTGAGTAATGTGTAGAATCTTCTAAAGTTGCTAGTCTACCATCCTTATTACCTAAAGATATAGTACCACCTGTTTTACCAGCATTATACGGTTTAGTACCGCCAGAACAAGGTATTGATGAATTAGAAGTACTAATGTTAGTAGTCTTGTAGTAAGCACAGAACATTCTAGCTATTGTTGCATGAATTCTATAATCCTGTATACCCCACATTGAACCATTTACTTTAGCTTGTGTTACAAATGTTGCTAATGTTTGTGAATGAGTAGATTCTACTCCTCCATCACTACACAACCAATTGAGATCTGAATATTTGTAAGCTTCGTAAACTCCTACTAATCTTTCAGGTTCTTCAATGTAATCACTACCTATTTGTTGTTCAGATATGTAAGTTCTCCAAATGCCAGGACTTCTTTCAATAGTTTTATGGTAATATTTAGGGAAATGCACCATCATGTTTTCTTGGTTTCTTCCAGTATAAACTATATCTGTATTATCCGGCCATTTCTTAGAATGAGATTCACTACAATAACTAATCAATGCAGCATCATCTCCATATGGTTTAGCAATACATCTCTTGAACTTACTTCTTAATGATTCAATTACATTTCTATTACCACCTGTTGCACATGTTGTGGATGAATTGTTTTCATCATTTTCATACCAGTATGCTAGAGTATCTTCTAGATTAGAAGTATCTACTAATGTTTTATAATACCAGGTTCCATTATAAGAACCGAATAATATGGAGCTTTTATTAATTAAATTTACTTGACCTGAACAATATTTTGGTAATCCTGTTGTGTTATCTTTTCCATCATTAGCATAAAGATTCAAAACACACCACCCCGAGACAGCAGGAGTAATCTCTCCTTGTAGCAATACATGGGAAGTTTCATCCGTATAATTGTTTATTGCCCATTTACATAATGCAATCAAAAAATCCTCTGTCGGATAGTCAACTGTCTCATAATCTGATCTTAATAAACCCTGACTTATTAAATCAGTTATTTTTGGAAAATTAATATATAATGCAAGATCACCATTTTTATATCCGGCATGGTATCCATCTAACAAATCAGCATCTAACCCGCTACCTGAACCATCATTACCAGCATGCCATACTTTATTGTTTTTATAAGTGAATTTATCTTCAGATATAGAAAGATTTGTAGCACTATTCCAAGGATTATTCCCCCATCCTAAATAAACATTAGAAGATTTATATGTAGATCCATCTCCAGTGGAAAACATTCCAATTCCACCTATATAACCAGTTTTATCAAAGTTTCTATAAAATAAACCTTTTGCATTACTACTGTTTTTGGCATTCTCTAATTTTAATCCATCTAAAGAAACTTCCGTATTATATTCGCTAACTCTTATATTAAGAGCACCTGTCATAGTATCCCCAGTCTTTTTCACATATCTAGCATCGCTAGTATCTTGAGTCATTGCAGTAATACCTTTAGCAAATGCAATTTTAGTACCATTCTTTGTAGCAGCAGTAATTACATTACCTGTACCAGTAACTTCAACTGTTTCTAGTTTGTTGCTCTTTAGATTAGTAATATCAGATTTGATTGTAGTATCATTATAATTACTCAATCCATCTAGTTTAGTCTTATCAGCAGCAGACATAACACCTGCGGTAGTAGTAGTAGCTTTGTTAATAACCACTGTGTTAGTACTTGCAGCACCAGTTGTAGGATTCTTCTTAGCCAGAGTAATAGTAGCAGCATTAGCATCAGCAGTAGCACCTGTAGCATTAGACACATAACTACCTAAGGAAGTAAATTTACTATCTACTTGGGATTTGTTATAGTAATTGTTAGCAAGGTCATCTGCTACTACCTTTATGTTAGCATCAGTTTGATCCTTAGTATAGTACCTAGTATCATGAGTATGAGTAGTTACTTCACCTATTAATACAGCTTCAATGGCTGCTTTACTAAGTTCAGCATCTTTACCGGGTTCTCCTTGAGGTCCTTGGAATCTACCCATGTTAACCCATTCTGTACCATTCCAAAAGTATAAGTCTGTACCAACAATATAAGAATCACTAAGCTGTGGGTCTACAATGTCATTTAAATCTTCTGGACTATTAAGACTACCTTTCAAGAGAATACCTGAAGATGGCCAACCTGTGTTTACATATACGTCGTTAACTTCATCCCAAAGATACCAATAACCATCATCCCCTACTTTGGGAGGATTGTCTGCATATTCTTTGGCCCTTGCTGCTTGAGTGTTGGCATTGTTAGCAGCAGTAGTAGCATTTGTAGTAGCCTGTTGTGCAGCTGTTTTAGCCTCATTTACGGCAGTTATAGCATCAGCTGTATTCTTTTCCCTTGCAGCCTCTTGAGTCTCTCTAATCGCCTCATTTGCCTGTCTAGTTGCTTCATTTGATTCCCTTTCCTGTTCTGCTGTATCACGAGCTGTTTCAGCTGCTATTCTAGCATCTTCGTTATCTACACGTTCTGTTTCAGCTGCAACTCTTCCTTCTTCAGAACTGATTCTTTTTGTTTCTTCCTCAATCCTTTTCTGCTCATTTGTGTTACGTTCAGCTTCAGCAGAAGCTCTTAATGTCTCTGCACTAGCTCTAGAACTTTCAGCAGATACACGATTAGCTTCATTAGTCTTACGAATCTTCTCCTCAGACTTTCTAGAGTTCTCTGCAGCAATACGCTCATTCTCAGCAGTTACCCTTTTAGTCTCTTCTGCTTTCCTACTATCCTCATTAGAGATACGTGTATTCTCATTACTTACTCTGGTATTCTCAGCATTAACTCTACCTTGTTCTGCAGTAACACGTAATGCTTCTGCTTCTTTAACAGCTTTTTCAGTAGCTTCTACTTGTGCTTTAGCATCCAATGCTTCTGCTGCTGCATCTAATGCAGGTTGTTTTAATGACTGAACCCACTCTTCTTCAGTACCTACGAAACCATGTTTTACTGCAACTTCATATGCTGACCAACCTTGAATACCTTGCATACCAGATAAGTCAACAATAAACTTCCAGCCTTCTTGAGTTTTTAAGTAAACCTTAGCATCATCAGGATCTTCTACATCATTAGTATTAATAAGTACATACTCACCTAACTTTACATCTGCAGTACCCCAATCAGCTTCCATTGCTTCAACTGAAGGATATTCCTTCTTGTAAGTGAAAGCATCACCAATAGCAGCTATACCAGTATTAACATATTGTTTAGTATCATAGTCATAGATCCACCAATCACCATCTACGATCTTTGGTGGATTACTAGCAATCTCTTCAGCTTTATCAATAGCCACTACAGCATCATCAACTATACCTTCAATTTCTTCTACAGCTTGATTAGCTTTATCTGCAGCTTCATTTGCTTTATTAGCTGCTTCTAGTGCAACAATAGCTGCATCTTCAGATGCTTTGCTTAAACTATCAATCCAATCTTGTTCACTACCTTCGAAACCTAATTTAACTGCAATATCATAAGCACTAAGACCACGAGCTTCTATACCTGTATCTACATATACTTTGTTGATAGGATCATAAGTAAACCAATGATCATTCTCACCTATATATGGAGTCTCTGCAGTAGCTTTTACCCCAGTATCTCTATTATCTACCCACCAGTTACCATTGGAACCAATAAAAGGTGGTATATAGTCATCTTTACTTACATCAAAGAGTACAACCCATTTTTCTATATCACGATTGTAAACTTTAATTATTCTACCTTTTGAATCTGCTCCCAAGTCAACCCAGTACCCAACCTGATCTGGATTGGGTACGGTTATACTTGCGAACCATTCATAATATACATTATTCTTAATCATATTAAACTATATATGGATTTTCCTCTTTTATTGTTTGTATCGCTTCTAACCACTTATTATAGTATTCTGTAGCTTTCTCATCATTACCTAATGCTGTATTTTTTACATACCCCATATAAAGAGGGTCTGCAACACTTTTATAATCCTTTTCTCTATTTTTCTCTATCTCGATATTTTTATTAATTTTTATATCTTCTATTTCTTCCTGAGTAAGAGGAAGCATGTAAAAAAGATGATATAAATCATAATCTTTATGAGAATTATAGAATTCAATTTGTTCTAATGATGCTGGCATCATTTTACCTTCTAGGATATCATCATAACTAGTTGCAATATTTTCAGGAAGAATGCTTTCATACCATTCTTTTGTACCTATTGTCATTCCACCAACAAAAAACACATAATATTCTTCATTTTCCATAATAAATAATCTTATTGATAAGCCAAAAATATAATATCTACTGCATCATTTCCTTTTAATCCCGGTCTATGGGATTTATTATCTGTATCTATAAATACAATATCGCAAGAATTTGAAGATCTACTAGTTACTCCAGTGGAACCCACAAATGCTCCAACACTAGTTCTCTTACTACCAATAGCAAATGCAATATAATTTGTATTACCTATATTATGGTTTACTCTGATTGTGCCATCATTTACATTTGCAACAGAACTCACCTTTTTCCCACCAACAGTATACACATTATTTATTGTTGAATTTGTTCCTGCATAATAACAAATACAGACTACACCAGGACCATACCATTGACCACGATAGGCTCCTTCTACTGTAATCTTTTTGCAAGATAATGTTCCAGTTATAGTAGCATTATTCGCTACCATAGATCCATCTTGATATACTCTAAAAGGAGCCCAAAATCTATTACCTTGGCTTGTACCATCATCAAATGGTTTACCTGCCCAAATGCGAACTTCGTCACTAGCAGATCCATAACCAGATATACCAACTGTAGCCCTACCATTTCCATCCAAAGGTCCCAGAGTAATAATACCACTTTTGTATATATTTACTTTACCTTTATTGTAGCGGGTTACACCACCAATATTTGTAATATCTGTTAATAAATTTTCATCTCCAACTGCTATTACTTGTGCACTAGCATTTACATCGTTACCAGGATCTAGTACAACACACTTATTAGCTGAATAAATAATTCCAGTAGGGTCAAAATTCCAACCAGCAATATTTGCTGTTTGTGCTAACAATAATCCAGTTGCAACCATTTCAAAAGAAGACATTACTTGAAAACCACTAATACTGCTAGTATAACCTTTACTCTTTACAATATAGTATTGACCATTATATTTAACAACATCTCTTCTGTCATCTGTCCAGTAATAAGTTTTACTACTACTAAAATCTCCTCTAAACACTAATGCTGGTCCTGCTGGTCCAGTAGCTCCAGTAGCTCCAGTAGCACCCTGTGCATATCTACCTTTCACGTATTGATGTGAAGCGTCATCATAATAATACCAATAACCATCGCTACCTATATATGGTGAATAACTATCCTGACCATTGACTCCATCTTTACCAGAAAATTTAACTGGTTCTGTCCATCTATAAGATGTATTTGGTATTAGATCTATAGAATTAGTATTTGGATTATAAGTACCTTTACTTGACCAAGTAGTATAATTACTTAGATAGTGTGCATCCAATGACCAATTATATGCACCCGTTGCAGTAGGTAATGTGGTAAACGTTGGCCTAGAAGGTGTGCTATTACTACAGATATAAATAGTAACTTCTTGTTTACCATTTTGACCAGTAATTCCCTGTTTACTCTTGGATATTACAAAATCTACTGTGTCTACTTTTGTATTTGATCCTTTTACAGTTGTATAAAAATCTATTTTATATACTAAAGCATCTGAAGTAAACGCAGAAAGTTTATCTGTAGGATAGCTTAATTCTTTTGTACTACTATTATAATTTAAAGATGGACCTGTTCCATAGTAAGGGGTTCCATAACCTTGCAATGTATAATTGGTTACTTCCTCATTACCATATCTTAATTTACTAGTTGTAGTTGCTACTCTAGCGACATCAGCAGTGAAGTTACCGTTCTCATCAGTTACAATAGAACAGTTTTCATTTTGTAACGAACCACGATAAACATTTTCTCCATCTCTTACTTTGTTAATAGTTATGAAATCATAAAATTCGTTACCAACTGAATCTGTAACTACACACTTGAAAGTGACTTCATCAGCAATGTTCATCCATGCAGAGTTATATTGTACTCGTAATGTTGGACCTACTTCGTTCTGAATTAAATTCCAACTGTATTTACCAGCTTCACTATAATACCACTTATAAGTTGCACCATTAACATTTGTAGTAGATGTTGAAATATCTATATAAGTTGGATTTGGTACAGTTTCACCACTCTTGTAATGAAAATATTGTTCGCCAGTCATTGTCATATACATAGCATCTTCACCATTGAACCCATTTTCACCATCTTTTGTAGTACCTATATACCATACTTTATCGATAGCGTATCCATCTTCCAAAGTAACACCAATGGTTATTTCTGCAGTGGTAGAGTTTAAAGTATCTAAATACACCCTATTAGATGCTAAATCGACATGAGCTGTAGCAGTTCCTTTTACAGACTTAATTGTCATATTTTTGATACTTATTGCATTTATACCATGATATGCCATAACATCTGTATATATCTCACTTATTACTATTTTTGGATTACCAGATTCGTCATAAGGAATTACAGCAGTACCATTACTTAAGTCTACATAATAAGCATCTGCCCCTTCAGCGCCATTAAACAATTTCGCAAGCTGTACATCATCATAATACTCACCACCATCTGAATTAGTTACTGTACATCTTAATGATAATGTCCTTTGACCCTTATTTAATGAAGTGTAAAATACCTCTAATGAACTATAAGTTCCCATAGTTACTCCGGTATCTAATCTTGTCCATTTAAAAGATGGATTAGTCATACCATGCACATTTGCCATGAGACTTATAGTAGATGGAGTTGGTGTTCCACTATCGTCAGGTGTTTCATATAAGAATAGTCTGTCACCAGTAATTTCTACCCATTTAGCAACATCATCACTTGGAGTACCTGCTTCACCTTTTGATACTTGTTTCTGCCAATCATCTTCTTCATCTTTTGGTTCTGCTGTAGTGCCATCTGGTTTCATGCAAATCCATAAACTACCATTATGACTTACTTGATCGTAATAATAGTAAGTATTACCAGAAACCCAAAGGCCTTTATATACAGGTACTCTAACGATTCCTGTATTAGAAGTTTGATAAATTGTACCTACAAATTTAGTTTGTTCTCCACCAATTACAACTCTTTCCCTTACTACACCAGCTACAGGATCATCTGCCAAAGTAAACTCGTCAATACCTTTGTAGAATGTCAATCTAGGAGCATTCATACCTTTAGCACTAATATAGATCGCATTACGACGCTCATCCATTTGTAAGTTATAATCTGGATCAGCTTCATACATGTGCCCTAACTGAAGTATAGTATCTCCTTCTCCTGGCTCTGAGCTATTTGGTTCACATACATCCTTTGATAATACAATATAATCTCTTCCAACTTCATTAACTTTACGCCAATATCTTTTAACATTTTTACCATCAAACTGTTGGCATATTGCCATATCGTTAACTACAAATTCATTGTACTTAGTTCCATCTTCTGTATCAAAATAGCATTTGTATCCATCAGCAAGTGTTTCTACTTTAGTACATTTCATGTCTCCTAAAGTAACTAACAAATCTCCTCCGACAGCCTTTATCTCATTTACTGTAAGTTCATTAACTGTCATGTTACCTCTTACAAATAAATTATCAAGCTCTAAATTCCATTTAGTTCCAAAAGGATACAAACTAGCGCCTTGTCCATCCCAACCAGATCTAAATATTGTTCCACCCTGTAAACCATTTTTAAAGTCTATTCTACCTTCTGCAGTATCCCCATATTTATTTAAAAAGGTCTTTTCAGTTTTTAAAGAAGTATACAATGTACCATCAGAAGGTTGAGTTGTTTCTGTTGATTTAATTACAGGTAAAGAACCAGAACTACTGGCAACTGCTTCTACTTGGTTCTCAAGTTTGGATAATGCTTGATTTAAAGTATCTGATGTAGCTAATGGAGAAGCATCATTTGCTTTATAATAACCAGATAATGGGAATATTGTAGCAGTACTCTGGGTATGATAGCCTGGAGCAGATCCACTACCTCCACCATTTGCAATAAGTTCAGATAATGCTGTAATAGTATTCTCAGCTACAGTAAGTCTATTGAGAGCATCCTGTAATTGTTGTAATGTAGATCTATTATCAATATCATCTATCCATTCTTGCATAGTACCACCAATCTCTGACATATCGGTGTCATGCTTAGTATCTAAAGTAATGATCTTATTATTCAATACATCATAGTAACTAGTGATAGTACTATTAAGGTTAGTAGTTACACTAGTATCTCCTTCTACTATCTTATTACTAAGATCTTTATAATTATCATTTACTTTAGTATCTAGTATCTCAACATCTTCTTCTACAGCATCTACTCTCTCATTAGTAGCAAATGTACCTGATAGTGATGTAGTAAAACTTCCACTAGTAATATTTTTATTACTACCATCTTGTACAAGGGTAATGAGGTCTTGCTCTTGCAGTTTAGTTGTTAGTTCAAATTGTGATATCTTTTTATTCATATTACTCTTGGATTATATGTTCTTCAATTTCTGTAAGAATACAATCATTATCAATGTCTTGTATTTCATAGAAATTTATTTGTTTCTTTAAACAGTTAATGTACCCACCAATCTTAATCAAATCTTCCTGAGTAAAAGGAAAATCTGGATCATTTTTCTTTAAGTCAGATTCAAGTTGATTATATATAACTTCTAAATGAGGAATAAGTACGATATTAGTAACAGATGTATTATCAATATCAACATTCATTTTGGTAGAATCATTAATCTGTTTACCTACCTTATTTACATATTGTGCATGATCCATTACTACAGTTTTTACAAATATTACAATTTATTGTACAATTACAGGTTCTCATACCAAGTAGGTTTAACATTTCTTTATAATACATATCAGCATCTTCTGTTAAACCTAATTTCGTTGCATTGTCATATAATTCCTTCTTAAATAAGAACATCATAATACGCTCTTTCATTTTGTTATCAAGACAATTATGACAATATCTAGTAAGTAATTTTACTTCCGCTAAATATAATGATTCTTCCATATTTTTTAAAATAAAAAAGGGAGCATGGGGGAATACCCCAAGCCCCCTTGTGAGTTAATAAGTTTAAAAGTTAGGCCTTAGCAACAAATGCTTTCAATGCTGTTTCAAAAGCAGAATCAGAAATTTCACCTTTATTAACATAAATCTCTGCAGATAGCGGAGTAGTTTTGATGTACTGATTATCATTGCTCAAATACAAGTTATCCCACTCTAAAGTAAGAGTATCATATTCTGCACTCAAATCTGATCTGAATTCAGGAGCAATATACGGATAAATAGCATTAGCACGGTACTGAATACCTTCGTAACCAAGATTCCAATTCTCACGATCTCTTACAATATAAGCATTACCACGACCCGGAGTACCCTGAGTCTTAGCAATCGTCAAATTAGAAATAGGATACATTACATTGCTCAACAAACCAGAAGGAATCGTTTTCCACATGAAAACATCCATAGATACTTGGCAATAACCAGCATCTAAAGTAATTCCCTGATTGTACGGGATTTCCTTTGCAGTTAATGTTAATATTGCAGCAGCACTAGTAGCTACTACTCTGGCCTGTTTATGGTTATTGATCTTATTCTTGAAAGAAGTAATCAAATCTGTTACATTAGTAGTTTTAGCAATTACCTCATAAGTATGAGTAAACTGACCCGGAGCTTCGTGAATGTCATTATAAACAATGCGCAATACATAACGATGTCCCACTTCAGGAGTAACATCAGTTGCAGTAATTACTACTTTGTCTTCAGCCTTAGCAACAAACTCAGTGAATACCATAGACGGTTTAGAACCTTTCTGAATCGGCATACTATAGTTAATAACCGACTCTGTAGATTTTGTACCCTCTTGATTGTATACATCTTCTTTACCAACACAAACACCAATGTAAAGTGCAGTGGCAGCTTCTGCCTCAGATGCAGATTTAACAATTACTTTGTTCTCATTGAACAATGCGATATCACCGTCAACTAAATCATCTACAGTAGTATAAGAAGTCGGAGTTGTCTTAGCGATAAGTACTTTATTTACCTTTTGTAGCATTTTATTTAAATTTAATAGTTAAACATTTAAAGCGCTCAGTTTAACTTATTTTAGTTCTTCTACTTTGCTTTCGCATTTCCTCGTTAAACTAAACTTTTTCGTATATTACTCCATACTATTTACTTCGTTAATATACGATTGATATCTAGGATTAGCCTCATTCTCCAAATACAACTCAACCGCTAACTTTACTATCTCATCATGAGTTGATGCTGGCATATCCTTGTACTCCTCAAATGGAGCATCAGTGAGGCTAATCTTGTTGGGTATTCTCAAGTATGTGAGAATATAATTTCTTATATGGTAATTACCATCTGTATACAAATGAATAGTATTACCTTCATATAGTCTTAATGGTCTAGCGGATCTACCGTGTAATCTATATTCTGACAAGGTATTTTGTCTTTGTCTATCAATATTCTCTACAGTAGCCTCTAGTACATCTGTATTTTTAGTTCTTGGTTGACCGCTTGGTCCTACAGGCCAACAATGATCATAACTAAATATCACAGCTGTTTCACCTAAAGTAGTCATATAATCTTCTGGTAGAGTAACTGTATACTCTTCTGGATAGGTTGTAAACTGATAAGACTTTCTTGTAACCAAACTACGAAGATCATCAATTCTCTTTTGATCCTGTTCAAAACCAGTTTGCTTAAAATTAATACCAGAATATCTGGTTTTAATAAACTTAATTAAACCAGCTGTTAACCAATATTCAATATCTGAAGTAGTAGGTTTCGTTAGATTACTATCTAACTGAGCTATTTCTAATTCAAATGCTTCTTGTAAGTCAATGTACCTCATTATTGTTGATTATTTGGTTGTTTTACTTGTAATCTATATTTACCTTCAGTAATAAACATATTAACTGCTAAATCTACAATTTCACTATGAATTGATTCTGGTAGTTCACATTTATTAGCTCCATCAGTAGTATTAAATCTTAATGGTTTCCTGTAGTAAGTCAATGTAACATTACCTAATGTAGTATATGCATCTACTGCTACTTCTATATAATTATATTTAGTAGTAGGATCTGATACTAATGCAACAGCAGGTTGCCTAATAATAGGTGTATTGTATGCAGTTTTAATAAACTTACCAAGATCCCTATACTTAACTAATTGATTGTCTACTCTAACAAAATCCTTGTATTGTTTATATGTACCTTTTACTTTACTAAAAGAATGTACATATAAGAAATATTCTTCAGTAGATACATATGGTAATCTGTATCTTGTGAAACCATTAAGAGTGGTACCTGTTGCAGTTAACTCTTTTTCTACTAATAAACTCTTAATAGAATCTGTATTTCTAGTATGTATATTGGTCTCAGTTTCCATCTGATCATCACCAACATAGTTCATCATTACATACCTATCTTGAGCTTCATTTAGTATTGAAAATATAAGATCAGAATTAGGCTTTTGGTCTATAGTAAGAGTAGGATCTATTAATTGTATCCTGCGCTCAAATTCCATTTGCATATTTTTTGCGTCCATCTATACCTCCTATTCTGATAATTGTGCTACGTACTGTGGATGTGTTTGAGTTCTTGGAGATTCAATATTCTCAATTGCCATGTCAGCAGCTAATTTAACTACTTCATATTGCATATACTCTGGAATTTCATCTAGAGTAGACGTAATATCTTGATTATTAATCTTTCTTGGATATGCTAGATAAGTAATATCTATAGTGTAGGGACCTACCATGAGATCCCTATCTATAAATACTATTAACTTATTATCCTCTAGTATTGCTACAGGTTCTTCAATCCAAGGTTTATTATTATAAGTTTCTAAGAATCTAGTAGCTTGTTCGTGACTAATAAGTTTTACTGTAGCTATTTTATTACTACCAAAATGTAAAATTCCTTCTAAGAAGTACATACGCTTATCTTGAGTATCATCACCATAAGTAATACTAGATTTGAAATTATTCATAGTGAGTCTATTACTTATAGATTCACTTAGTAAAGACAATCCTTTATCAGTTTTTACTAAACCTTCTAAGTCTGCTACTCTTTTTACATTACCTTCAAATGGTATTCTAAGAGTATTATTACCAGTAGCTTTAGTAGCTATCTTGCTTAGATATGCTGTATATAACCAATAATCAATTTCCTCAGGTAAGAAAGATGGACAGCCAGATATACCAATATTAACGGCATTTTTATCTGCTTCAATCTTAAATGCTATATGTGCTTCTAATACTGTCATATTACTTAGATTCTATTTCTTGCATGATCGCTAGTCTTATATCTTGATTCTTTTTATCATCAAGCATCAGTACAGCTTCATCCATACTTCGACCAATTACATCAGTGCCATAGTAATACATATTTTTATTCTTACGAATAACGTTTTTACTAATAGCTTCTTCGATCAAGTATTGAGTTTCTTTATTCTTATTATTTACCCACAGTAGTAAATATCTTTGTGGATCATTTTCAATAAGTTCGTTCAGCTTACTTTCAACTAATTCATTACTAATTGAATCTGACTTAATACCATAAAGTCTAAGACACTTACGCATCTCTTCAAGAGACATCTTAGTAAATGCTGAATAAGCCTCACGTTTAACTTTAAATTTCTTATTATTCTCTTCTGCTTCTGCTTGAGAATTACTTAACAAGTAGTCAGTACTTGGTGTAATATTACTAGTACCAAATGCTACTCTTTTGTGACTTTTTAAGAATAAATACTTTAATTCATCCTCTGGTTTTTCAGTATGTATATATAGATCCTTATTACCTAACTTAACTGAATAAGTAGCCCAGAATGGACTATATGGTGCTAAATGACCTTCTGGATAACCAATAGCTTTTTCAAGTCTACGAGCATCTTCCTCTGTTAAACCAGTATATCTGTTTCCTGATCTAGTCCAATACGGACCAATATAATCACCACAATTTTTAAACTTTGAAATACCAACCCAAGGGTTAGTTCTAATAAATCTTAACGTTGCTTCCATATATTCTTAATTAAATATAGATTTTAAACCTGTTAATAAAAAAATATAGGGGCTATTACGCCCCTATAAGTTATATTGTATAATATTGGCGTACTTATACGTGCCACAAGCTTTCGGTTAGCCTTCGGCATCCATAATCAATTCTCCACATCCCCGGGGGTCTCTCAACATAATACCCATCTCACCTAAGAAGTGAACAGAGTAACCGTCCTTTGCATTAGAACGCAAAGTGTTGATAGATTTTGCAGGACCTGCAGGAGAAATAGAACCACCAGTATACCACTGCATGAACTCACGACCCTTACGTACTACCTTAACAATGTTTGCTTCGCCATCTCTACGACTTACATCCAAGAATGTAAAACGATAAGACTCAAGCGGCTTACCAGAAAGTGGGTGTAACAAACGATTGAACGTAGTGTTGTCATACAACGGGAAGTGTTTCAATGTCAACTCAATACCATTAGTCATCTTGTATGTTACAAACTGACCACCTAAAGTCAACTCTTGACCGCTACCACTGATAAACTTAGTATCAATTACATTCATCGTAGCAGCTTTCTGCTTCAATACACGGTCAAACTCACGAATACCCATTTCACCAGTTAAGGCTACGAACTTACGCTCATTAGTACCAAGAATATTGTAAGACAAATCAAACAAGAAGTCTTCAAGCAACTCTGCTGTCAACTCAGTGTAATAACGTCTATTAGACGGTGCAATCTGCTCAAGCAAACCAGCTGGCAAATAAACCGGACGACCATTAGTACCTTTCAAAGAGAAAGTACCATCAGCGTTACGATTTGACTTAGAGTAAACCATCATCATCTCACAACGTTTTCTCCATTCACGCATTGCCACCCATTCTTGATAGTCAGACCACAAATAAGATTTCTTACCTGTTTTAGGATCCTTTAATGCAATCCACAATACAGTTGCATAAGCTGTACCTGTAATATCATAACTCAAACGAGTTGTGAATAAGTAGTTACGCATCTTGAATTGAGTATTGTAGTTCAGGATATCTGCCTCTTCACTGTACTCCTCGTAAGCAGAACCAAGACGTGACATTTCACGACCAGCTAACAAATACTTACCCGGAACGTATGAACTAGACTGACCATCAGCGATGAACATAGTATAGCACCACAAGTTACCGTCTTGTACAGGAGCACCTTGAATACGTAATTGATATTCTTTGTCATCAAGTACTACAATAGCACCCGGACCAAACCATTTATCTTCTACCCATACTTGGATAGGTGTGTTGCCAATACCAGCCATGATTGTGTCAGCATTAGCAGCAGTAATTTCAGTACCCTGCCATTTTGCAGAGCGAATTGTTACAGCTCTATCGGTATCAATTTCAACATACCATTCGTATGTACTTTGATCAATAGTCATTACGTTACCAAGACCACCTGTGATAGCATCAATGGAAGTACCATAAGCACCGTCTTTTGCGGCAAATACGTAAGAAACAATACGTTCTACTTCATACGGTCTTGACAACATTGCTTCTGAAATCTTATTCTCGTCAATAAGATCTGAAAACCATCTACTTTTACCGATCTGTAAATTATTCAGAATTCCGTTATCCATAAATTAATTTATAATCTTTAATTATTGTTTAAACTTCGTGCTGCGATACTCCATATAGAGTTTGATGAACTAGTGTGAATTCTTTTAGTGCCTTTCGTAGCACCTGTTGTCTTTAAACTTTGTTTCAAGGTCTTTATAGCAGAGCTAGTTCCAATTTTTTTTGCAGTATCTAGCAAAGTGTCTCCCTTCATAGTAAAATAGGCAGACTCAATTAAATTTTTTACACTCTTAGAATAGTCTTTCTGATATTGAGTAAGACCATCTGAGTCCGCTTTAAAGATATAATTCAATAAAGCTTTTTTATCCTTTTCAGGAATAGCGATACCTCTGATATCTTTCAGCGATTTAATGTTGGTGACAACGTCGTCAACAAATTTTTGTTGGCGCTCGATTCTTGCCTCATTTTGCTTTTCCTGATCAATCAATAGCTGTTCCTTCTTCTTTTCAGTAATCTCCTTCATTAGTTCAAGAGCTTCCTCTGCTTCATCTTCTAGAATACCAGCATCTTCATACTTCTCTAGTTTACTCTGGATTCTCTTCTCACTAAACCCTTTTTCTAACAACAATTCACGAATGATTTGCTTTTGATTACTCTCAATTGAGGTGTCAAAGTTATCAAAATCAATAGCAGCACTAACTTGAAAATAATCTTCTAGTTTACCACCATTACGAACAAATTCATCAATCTTAGCAACCTCTTCACTTGAATACTCTGGAGTTGAATTTTCTTCAATTAAATCCTTGAAGTATTCACATAATTCCTCTACTGTTTTAGGTTTCTGTACTTCTTCATCCTCTTCAAAGTCTAACCCTAATTCCTCAGTAATAGCATCGAAGAAAGCACTAACCTGAATACCTTCATTATCCAACTCTTCCTCTTCAGTAGATGTTTCCTCAACATTTTCTACTTCTTTAGTTTGTTTACTTTTCTTTTTAGGTTCTTCAACTTCTACTTCCTTTTCTTCTACTTCTGTTTCCTCTTCAGTTTCTTCAGTTTCTTCAACCTCAGTATCTTTTTCTTCTTTAGAAGTATCTACTCCAAACACTTCTTTTACTGAAGGACCTCTGTTAGTTCTTTGTAAACGTTTGATTTCATCATCAGATAGATCATCATTATCTGTACTAAACGTACCTGTTACTAGAGGATTATTTAATGTTTCAGATGACAATGCATCTGCTACTGCTTCCCAACCTAATAGTGTATTACTATTGTTATCCATAATTATATTTAATTAGATTTATTAATGATTCCACTTAGCAGCGTTCCTAGCAAAATTAGCTTTCTTCTTCATAGCAGGACTTGCTTTGCTGCCTTTCTTTAATACTTTGTTTGCATATTCTTGTACACCCATACCAGCCTTTTTTGCTGCAGCTTTAAATGTACCTCTCTTGCTTTTCTTGATATGTATTCCACCTTTCTTATAACTTGGTACAGGATATAGTGGGTATACTCCTTCTAACTCTTTCATATTGATTATTTATTTTCTTGTTCTTCTCCAAAGAACATAGGTAATCCTAATGGAGCAGCCCATTCGATTGGAGTAAAATTATTCATTCTATTTATAAAACCTTGCTTATCTGGCCTAATATCATATAGAGTTCGTAATACTGGGTTAACCCTATTTGCATATTTACTACGATAAGATAAATACTCTTCAATCTTATCCTGAGTAATAGGATCTGTCCAGTTGTTAATAATACCTTCTTTTTGCATACCCCTTTTAAGCTGAATCATGTGTGCCTTATTTTCGCTAGGAGTAGTTAAGTATCTATATGTACTAGGATTAACATCCATCAAACTCTGCCTTATTTCATTATAACTCATTATGTTATCTCTATCTAGTAGATATTCCATATAGTTATTTGTGGCATCTGCACTATGTACTCTATTAACTAAAGCATCTGCTAAGTGACTAAGTTCATGATTTGCTGTTCCTTCTAGATAATAATCTGGATTAAGACTGATTGTCATATCTTCTATAGTAGGTTGCTCTACTTTACCAGTAGTCCTACCATATATAGGATTCCCAGCACTATCATACATTTGTTGATGTTTGACATACTTACCTCTATTAGCCATATCTTGAAAAGCAATAGCAGATGCAGCCTTCTTATAATTTGTACCATAAGCTTTATCAACCTTTTCAAGAGTTTCTACACTACCATCATTAGATACAAATAAGTCATTAGTAATTTTACTAAGTTCTTTTTCATATTCTTGCATGTTATTATATTTTCTCTTTACTTCGGCAAATTCTTGATCATAATCAGCTTCAGTTTTAACCTTTTTACCCTTCTTCTTAGTAATTGTAGGAGTAAAAGGTTCAGCATAGGATTCTGCAGTATATGCATCTGTTCCTTCAATTGCTCTTCCTACTTTCTTTTTTATTTTCTTTATAGTTTTACCTTTACCATTTTCATATGTAGGAATAGAATCAAATTGCTCTTTAATATCAAAATATGTAGCATCAGGGTTATTTACCCTGACACTATCATATATCTGTTTTCTCTCTTTAAGAGATAGATCTTTCCATTTCATACTAGTAATATTTACTTACCTGTCTTACCTGGTTTACCTTTTCCGCCCTTTTTAGAGCCTCCTTTACAACTCATATTAATTCCTCCTTATATTTAAAAATGTAACCTTTATGTTGTTTTCTTCCCTCTTTATGTTGACAGCATCTTCTAATGTGACCTTGATCACAATTTAGTATTTTTGCAGCCTGATAAGAAGAAACAAATTCTCCAATATACTCTCCATTTAGGTTAAATACTAATACCGTTTTACCTTTGTTTCTACCATGTTTAATTTTGGTAAGATTGGTTCTACGATCCTCTGGTATAGTTTTTATTTCTCCCCCTTCAAGTATATTATAACCATATCTCTTATCATTAGATTTATAATATTTGATATAGTATTTTTCTAAGTTATTAGCTTCTTCTACAGTTAAATTATCTCTTAAGATTTCGTGATGAACGTTTAACCATCCATATTTCAGAATAGCATTGTAAAAATAATTACAATGTTTATAACCATGTCCATTTTTCCATCTTAATATATGTATATTTTATTATTAGGCAAGACATGTTTATACACACAATAAGTTTTACATGCCATAATTGTTATCTCCTATTTTTTAGTTTTACTCTCACCTACCACTTTATTCTTAAGTGCTGTTTTAGCTTTAAGTTTTTCTCTTTCTAAAGCGGCTTTGTCTTTTTGATACTGTAATTTTTTTGCTTCTTCTAGTTTTTTCTTCTCCAAAGCAATTTTTTCTCTTTCAATTAAATTACGTAACTTTTCTGCTTGTTTTTGAGCTTCAATTTTTCTATTCTCTATCTCTTTTTTGTTTTCTTCTGCCCTAGCCTTATTAGCCAAGTCTAACTGTTTTGCTGTTGCATCTGAAATTATTTTTTGTTGTTGTAAAGCATTTTGTGCAATTTCCTGTACATCAGGTATACCATTCATATCTTGATCCATATTCTCAGATCCTCTATATGCATTCAATTGAGCTACAGTAATCTTAGTAGTATTATCTTGATCAATCTTATATTTTTCAAGATCAAGTTCAGCTTCTTTAAGCATAAGCTCTTGTTCTTTAACTTGATTCTGCATCTGTATTAATTGCTGTTGCTGTTCAGCTTCTTGCTGTTGCATTGCTTGCTGTTGTGATAATCTTTGTTGTTCAAGTTCTTGTAGTTTACTCTTGATTAATGATAGATTATCCATAGTATACATTTCAGCAGCATCTACTAAACTTGCACCATTCTGCATAGCAGGTTGAATTAATGCTCTAAGTTGTTCAATAGCCTGTACTTCTTTAGTACTATCAGTTACAAAGATGTCGAAATCTTCATAAGGGAAATTATCAGCTAATGTTATGAATGCTCTAGTAGTATCATCAAATATGTAATTTAAATACTGTTTATCACTATCTTTCCATGCAGCTTTAGCAGTATTTAATAACATAAGCAATGCTTGTCTTTTCACCTGATTATGCATCCAGAATAATGGTTCTGTAATATGTGCAGATTGAATAACTGAACGTTCTACATTACCTACCAATTCAGTACTAGATATTGCCCCTTGTCTTTGTGGTGTTACTCCAGATAACTCTGAAGCCATTGATTCAATCTTATCTAGTAATTGAATATATTGAGCAATAACATTACCCATAGTAAGATCCCAAGTAGTAAACCCATTAAAATTAGATGGTCTACCTCCTTCTCTACCCGGTATGTCCCAACCTTCATCATACGGGTTAATGAATGCTACTCCTAGTGCACTTAAATAATGCATCCATTTAGCAGTATCAATACCTAAACCTTTTGGTATCTGAGTAACATCCATTACAGGAACTTTACCTTTATCCCTAGCCATTGCTAATTCCATTCTATAGAATGTCGTAATGTATAAATACTGTAAAGGTTTCATAATACTAACTAAAGACTTAGGAGCACTATTAGTATTACTATAGACAATCCCTGTATATGGTAATCGTTGAGAATTAAGATTCTTACTTGTAATATATTGGTATTCAATAGGTTGAATTCCAAAGTAAAGATCATCAGCGTTATACCCTTCCCATACTTCAATAATCCAATCCCATTCAACATTGACTTCATTACCAGTAGTCTTGTAATACTCATCTACTACAAACTCTTCCTCTTCTCCAGTTTCAGGGTTAACTATAGTAACAAAACCAATCTTTTTAAAAGATTTCCAACATACATGATATACTACTACATCCTCTGCATCTCCATAAGGATTATGATCAGGATACTTACTGTAGATTTTCGTATCAATATGATTCCAATCATCTACCATGTTCTTATCACCTAACCAATTCTTAGCTCCTTTACCATATTGACCAAATTTCTCTAGTAGTTGGTTAAGCTGTTTTTCATCAAGTTTATCATAAAACTCATCATATACCTGAGTATATGGCATAAGCATTTTATAACAACACATTGAAGCTTCATGAATAAACTCAATTCCTTCAGCATCATCAAACCAAAAGTTCTTTGGATTAACTCTATTCAAACAAGGCTCCCCATTCCTGATGCCTACATATATTACTTCTTCACCAGCAATTAAACCGTCTTTCCAAGTTTTTACAAACTCGTGATCAATATTTAAAGAGTGTTTTAAATAGTTTAGGGTATGATAAGCAGTAACTTCTGCTACATCTTTATAATCCTTAGTAAGGTATTCCTGTATTTGCTCTGGGGTTTGTATTTCACCAGAAGATAATGCTTCCTCATACCTAGCCTGTTCTTCAGGACCCATTTTAGCCATAATAGATGCTTGAACATAATCAAGCAACATCTGTTTAGCTTTTTCCTGCATTTCACTTGCAGCTGCATCACTAGTCCTACATACTTTAAAATTAAATGGTCTTTTAGTTTCTTCACCAATTAATAAATCAATTTTAGGTCTAATAATGTTATAGTCCTGAGCTACTGCTGGAAAACCATCATCTTGATTAAAAGGATTTGTAACATATTTTAAATCCTTCTCACTGTATACACTATTATATAAATCATAGTATGTTTGCATCTCTTCATCAGTAGGTATTGAACTACCATTACTTAATTGAGATTGCCCTATGATATAGTCTACACATGTTTTTTTCCATTCTTCACTCTTTTGGCTAAAAGGTATTTTTTGTATAGGAAAGCTATTTACTGTGCGTTCCATATTTTAAAATGAAAATGTTAATATATTTGAATCAAATAATTTATTTGTAGAATCAGAAGTATCCTGTTCAAACCATTTATCTGTAAATATTGGTGTATCAAACAATCTTTGCTTCTTCTCTATCTCTTGTTTTTGTTTTACTTGAGCTGTATATAATTGTTCCCTATATATCATTACTTGCATTAATGCCATTACACGGTCAAAATTACCCTTATCGTTGTATTGTATCAATTCCTCAAGTAATGGTTCTGATAATATAGACTCAAGTCTCATATGACTAGATTCTACTTCTTCTTCTAGCCATTCTTTAATTTTACCTTCTCCCCAAAGTTTAATTTCCTTGTTCATATGACAGCCTTTCCTTCTATTTACTTTGGAGTCTCTTACAATGTCTTTAATAATATCTGGTTGATCTGCTAATAAGTAGTCACAATGTTTATTATTAAAATAAACAAATAAACCTGTATTTTGATTTTCACACATTAATCTTGCATTATAGTACACTAATAGTTTTCTTACATTTTCATAAAACTCTTCTGATGTTTTTGGTCTACCAGTATATTCAGCAACTATGATATCACTGTATGATTCAAAATTCTGTATACGTTTGTATATGAATACTGATCCTAGTGAGTTAGTGCCAGATTGATCGTGGTCATAAGGGTCACAACCTGCTATGTATAAACCTATAGGTGTTTCAGGACACGGGTGCTCCCATATTACTATAGATCCTTCAGGATTTGCTTCTTTTGGTAATGGAAATTGTGTAATATCACCTGTCTTTTTAATACTCCATTTTACAGTTCCACCATCCCAAGTAAGATCACCTATTTGTTTATGATTTTGTAATTTCTTATTAGTTCTAATACGAGCTAATTGTTTTTGTAATTCCCTTTTAGGGAATATATTACCTGTTAACTCTGTAAATGCTTCTGCAGGAGTTTCAGCATGCTCAGCTACATATCTATCGATAGCTTGCATTGTTTTTGCATTCTTAAGCTCTTGCTCTCGTAATGATAATATGTATTTCCTTGATGCTTCATGATTAGTATTACCATCATTATCCATGAACATACGATTTCCATTTTCATCTCTTGAATCTAGATTAGTATGTTGTGGAATAAAGAACCCACAGTATTTTCCACCAACTGCACAATCATCCCATATATTAGGGAAACCTAAGCAGTTATAAGATTCAGGATCATAAAAAGCTTCACGTAATGGAGCTACTGCATCACCTTGATCACCACCAGTACCAAACATGATCATAAGTCCAAATGCTACACCATCGTGTTCTACTGATGGTCTTGCAATCTGCCATGCAGCTTTTAGTTCAGCAAACGTACCTGCCTCTTCCCAAAGTATAAGTACACCTCTTTTACCACGTACTGCATCAGGATTATCTTTTAGAGATACACCAATGATTTCAGATTTATAACCTGCTTCAGTTTTATTACCATAATCATCAGTAACCCACATAGATGCTCTACGTCTCATAGATGTATTTACTGCTTGACGTTTTTTACCCCATGCTGTATATTCATCAATAAAATCCATGTAATCCCAAGCCTTAGTAAGGATACCATCATCTGTAAGATATTGTTTATTTGATGCATATACATATGATTTTGATTCTGGTATAAGGAAGAAATTACGACAAAGCATAGCACCACCTTTATATGAATAACCCTTACGCCTAGCTTTTGCTACACATAAGTGTTTACCTTGTTCTTGTGCTTCCTCTATTGCTTGAAAGTAATAGTAATCATAATCATAGAAATCTGGGAATGTACGTTCACTAACAGATTTCCATTCTTTTAAACCAGTTTTCCTGTTAGTTATTTCTCTATATACCTGTCTTACTATGGGACAATAATTTAAATAAAAATAATGATAACCTGTTATAAAGTCACCATCTTCTGCAGTATAACCATATATACATTTTTCTACTTCTTGATCCCAAAAGCTATAGTATTCAGTTGTGCCTTTAGGGTAAGCACAATAAGAGCCAGTACTGATAAAGTTTAATGCAGGCTGACGAAATTTATCAGAGTTTTTGATCTTCTTATTAAAATCTATCATACTTTAGGATTTTATATAATAATACCCCACACCTTTTGAGTATGGGGTAATTTTTAATTATTGCTATTTTTGATTCTATTATTGAAATCAATCATAATTGTTATCGATTAAACCACTGTTTGATCTTTAAACCTAGTCTCTTATACCAAGGTGCTTTAGTTGGTTTAAGATCCATAGATTTTGAATAAGCTTCTTTCTTTTCTCTATATGCAATTTCTTCAGCCAATTCGATTTCTTTTCTATCCTCATTCTCATGAGCTGGGCCAAAATCAATAATCAAATCGAACGGTTTCTCTTCAACTTTAACTAGTTTAGCCTTACTTGTTTTCTTTGTGCTAGTAGTTTTCTTTTCCTTAGTCATAGTTCTTAATTTTTAACACTGCCTGTAACGGCAGTTAGTTTTATTTTGTTTCAAATTGTATTACTTATCGTACAGCTTGTCTATTTGATAGCTCATATGGGTTAACTTCTACTCCACCTCTAACTCTACTACTTGCCATCTCTTCAGATCTCACAGCAGTTTCTAATGCATCAAGAGATTTAATAGTATTACCGAGTTTTTCCATACCTGCTAATATTAATTGAACTTTCTTATCATCTAATTCATCTTGTAAAGATTCTGCATAATATCTAGATACACTATCTAATTTAAGTCTTGCATTCTTAAGTAGTCCTAATATTAGGGTTTCATTGAAGTTAATATATGCTTGTTCTGCTTCTAATACCTCTACTGGTAACTTATAATTAGCATCTCCAAATAGTTCTTTCCTTAGTCTAGGTCCTATTTCTTCAGGACTCATACTTTGGACATATGGACTATCATATTTATTCTTGAGTACGATATAACTTATTTGTTTAGTGGCTGTTTCTTTATCTGCTTTATCAGCATCCCATAACTTTTTAAAAGCAGGTATCATTAACATATCTGGATGAATGTTAACTTTTCCACCTATTATATCTGCTAATTTCATTTAAATTTCCATTTAATCTAAATTTATTTTAATGTATCTATTTCTATAATGTCTGTTCAATGCATCTACTGCTTCTTGTTTAGTATAAAATGCATTAACATACTCTGGGTTTTTACTGTACTGATTGATTATCTCCTTCAGTTGCTCCGCTTTCTCGTCCTTGTTCTGTATCCTCATTTTCTTCTTTTTTATCAGTTGAACCAAATCCACCACCACGGTCTTCACCTGCTAATTCCTCTACAATTATCGGCTCCATCTTCGGATAAGGCATTACTACTAACTGAGCAATCTTTTCACCAGGCTGATAAATTGTAGGAAGAGCATCTGTAGTAATCTTAAACTTGAGAAGAATCTCACCTTTATAATCACAATCTATAACAGCTACAGCATTACACATTGACATAGACTTCTGAGAAACTGATGATCTCATAAAGATTAAACCAACATGACCTTCAGGAATCTCTACGGATAAACCTGTATGATATACTAATACTAACTTACCACTCTTATCAAATTCCTGAGTAAAGGAGATTGCTGTTAAATCTAAACCAGCATCGTTAGGGTTAGCATAACTAGGTAATACTGCGTCTTCTTGTAATTTCTTAAATTTTAATTCCATATTATTTTCTTACTATATTGTGTCCTAATATTATTTCTGTTGCTTGTGCTGCTAAATTTGCAGCGTAATCTTCAAGGAATTGACTACGATTCGTGTCCTGTAGTATCTGTCTCAGATACAGCAGTATCACTTGTTGATTCAGTAGTATCTTGTCTAGTTTTTCTTCCATGCTTTGCATAGTATAATAATGCAATACTATTCCATGCTACTGCTGCTTCATGCCTTACTTTAGTTTCTGGATCAAATTCTTCATAAGTAGAAGCGTATAAGTGTCTTAATAATGCACCTTTATATCTTTCATAACCATTCTCTAGATTCTGCCAATTATTGTCACCATACTTCTTAGCACCTTCTGTATATACTCTTGCAATGTCCTCAAGACAATCTAACGGTATTAATTCCCATCTAGTCTTATCGTCTAGTTTATCATTCTTCATACCCGTCTGGTCTTGGCATTTCTTCGATTCGTATTGCATCTATTTCAGTTTTATTTTCAATTATTGCTTTAACAATTCTATGGTAACCATCACATATTCTACCTAAATGATCGATTAGTATCGGATGATTTAAATCTGTATCTTGAATCCTTTTACTATGCCAAATTATGTCATCTAAGGTATTTATTTCCCAAGGTAAATGCTCTAGATTTACTCCTGCTAACGGTAATTTGAATACAGGATAGTTCTTCTCTTTTACCCAAGAGACTAGATTTGAAGCTGCCCATATCTTCCCATCTGCTGTGTATCTATTTTCTGCTAAACCTTGCTTAGGGTATGTTACTACTGGATTTTTTGGTTCTTTCTTTGCAAACATATTTCTTTTTTAATTTAATCTTAAACAAATAACTAAACATAATTGGCTTAATATCTTTCTCATCTGAAATTGTATTTTGAGCAAATTTGAAAGGATGATTACAAATCACTTCTACTACTTGATACGGTATATTATATTTATGTGATAACTCTGTATAGATACTTGTTTTATTTTGCTGGACCATAAGTTACTTTATAGTACTTATTATTAATTATATTATCCAGAGTAATAGAAGACATATCGAATGTCTCAGGTCTAACGCTATTAACTATAATACATATCTTATCTAATTCTGATGTTACATTGTCAGATGAGGTATAAAATATAGAATTTAAAAAAGCTATTTCAGCTTTAGAGTATTGTTTTCTAGGTTCTAATATTACTACTTCTTCTTCTGATTCCTTACTAAAAGGTTCTCCACTAATACCATATAAAATAGTCTGTGTATCACGAATTAAGATTCCATTATTATATGGCAAATTCTTACCAATAAGTTTATACCACCATCTTTTTAATTTACCATAACTCTTCCATATCATTATGGAACCAGGTTTAATTACTAATTGTCTCATCATTTATCCTAATTATAATTGTTACTTGAACTCTGTCTCCAATGATCTCTGGTATTAGAGCTTTATTGACACTTAATTCATCTTCGGCTGGACCTGCTACTAGAATACCTTTTTGTTTAAAGGACTTGATATATCTACTTAAATTATCCTTAGTAATACCTAAGGTATTTATGATATGCTTTCTATTAGCTCTATTAGCTATATTCTTATTCTCATTTGGTTGTTTATTATAGTTAAGATCAAGTCTAATGAACTCTGCCATTAGTTCTAGTTCTCTGTCCGTAAGCCGAAGAATACCATTAAGTGAAATTAGAAACTCTGTAACAAGATCATTTTTGTTTACAGATTTTACTAATTTATTCATTTGTCTTATCTACATCTAAGATTTGTTTAACCGCCTTAATGAACTTCAGTAAGTTATAGTTTACTGTTTCAGATTCAACTTTTACACAAGGTTGAATTTTACCATTTTTATAATCTTCATTAACCTTCTGAATATTGTCTTGATACTTCTTAGCGCAGTCATCTAAGAATGCTTCGAGTGCAATCAATTTTAATTCTGCATTAGACGGGATATATTCTTCTTCTGTATTAGTTTCATCCTTGATCTCTTCACCCCATTCTTTTAGGTTACCACCATTAAGAAGTTCTAATACATAGTTTGCAGTAATCATCATGTAACGTGAATTGGTATACTTATCGTTACCCTTAGTACTCTCCATTACATACTCAATACCATCTTCTGTCTTAAAGATATCATCTCTCTTTGCACAACCAAAAGGTTTAACTACTTTATATTCTGTTCTCATATTCCTTATTATTTTTTAATAATTACTAGTGCTAATTTAATCCACTTGTTTATGTCAAACTCTGGATCTGACTCTTGCACTACTCTGTCTCCAATTGCGTATTGCTTAGGTTGGGTTACTAAACCCATAAAATTCATAGCCTCTTTCTGTGTAAGAACTACCTCAGTAGCTCCTTCTTTTGAAGGATTGTTAATGTCTTCTGGAATGAAGACTTTAACAGTACCATCTTGTTGAAATTTAATAAACTCTGAATATTTACCTAAAAGATTATTTATCATTTGTTGAATCATGACTATATAACGAACCTTATTTAATTTTGTTGTATATTTTATGCAATAAAAAAGCCTATAGTGATTAACTATAGGCTTATATTAAAAATCCAACTAAATCTACTAAGCATTGCTTTTCTTAATAAAAGCTACTACATTGTATGGATTCACTAATTGGCTATCTTTAAACAAGTCAAAATAAGCAGCTGCTTTAGCAGGGAAAGCTATGGTATCACCTACTTCTGGATGATTATTTTTGTCTTGCCATTCATAACCTGAAGGAATTGCTAGAACAATGCCTTTTCTAAATGTTGTTGGTACTTTCTTTACTTCAGTTTTAGTGTCATATTTATCAACACCATCTTTGTCTTTCTTACCTGTCGCAACAGGTTCAGTAATCTCTTTTTCTACATATTCAACTGGTAACGGTTTGATCAGAATATCCCGAGTAAACTCGAACTTTAACGCTTTCTGAATATCATCGATGATCATCTTCTCATCTACTTGTACCGAACTATCATTATTTGTATTCTCTGCCATAACTTAAATTTTTCTACTATAACGTTTGTTAGTATTAAATGTTCTATTTTTATTTCCTTTCATGAAAAATAACGCCGCCTGTGCAGCATACTTTCTTTGCTATGGATGGACAAATTTCCATGTTATAGAAACAGCAGCCATCACACCATCCCTGAGGCTGCTTTTCCATGTTATAAACTTTGCCATCAACTCTAATATACCCTTCTTCTAGGGCTTTATAAGCTTCTGGTTCTCCCATATTATTTGTAATAATATTTGTTATGTTCTTCAGCCTTTTGTTCAACTGATTAATAATTATACTGATCGTCGTCATCAGTAGGATCTAATGCATCTTCGAATTCATTAAAAAAGTAAAAGTCATCATCCATAATACTATTATTATGTATTTATATTTTATATCCAGAGTAGGAGTATATATTTCTTACTATACTACTATATACTAACCTACAAGTATGTGTAGTAACGTTACAGTATTCATTTTTGTTCTATTGTTTACTCTAGATTAATGATTTTTCTTAGGTCTTAATAGATGATTTTTGTTAAAAACACATGGTAAATAGCAGTGTTTACAGCCATTATCTTCTACAGTTCTATCACATTCCCTAGCTTTTTGTTTAGAGAAAAACCACCTAACAACCCATACTGGTAGCTTATAAAGATCAAAATTTTTTAACATTATTTATGATTATTTAACATATCTACGAGAGTTTCGTAGACAATTCATTAACTTGTTGCCTTAATTCATTTACAAATCTAGTAGCTCCTTTAGGTCCTGTATACCCTAAATCTGGTATTTTATACATATGATCACCAATACTATGTATACCATACACATTGTTATCTTTACTTAAGATAGTTTCTACCTCTTTAACTGTTAATTCTTTTAACATAATTTAACTATTTATAACTTATCTTATACCCTAGTAATGTTAATAATTCATAAAATTTGTTAATATCCCTAAAGTAAAGAGTGTAATTTATCGATATATGAGTAATTGCATTTACATGTATCATAATATTAAGTTTTTAATAGTAACGTGTATAAGGGGGTATTGTTATAAAAATTTTATAAAATAAAAATTGTATTATATAAGTTTGCGTGTAGAAACTAGTATATACAAACACCCCTCCCCATCATGCATCAAGGAAACACCCCCGGTACTTATGCATCAAATCAATTTATCTATCAGCTGATTGTGATTAATCAAGCAGTTACAACGGAAGGCGGTTGTAATGTAGAACTACTGCTGAGGGGCAGACAGCCGAGACGACTATGAAGTGTGCAATCATGAGTCTAGAAGCGAAGCAAGCAGAGAACGGTAATTGGTACGTGAACATCCTAGCACAGCCAGAAGGTGATCCGTTTGCTGAGGAGTTGAAGTATCGTATGTGGTGTAGCGAAACACTAGCTAACAAGCTAGCTGCTAACGCACCTGAGACTATCGAACTCCAGAAGGTACGTGTAGAGGTTACTCCGTACCAGAAGGTATCTGAGGACGGTTCAATCTCAGAGAACGTATTTACCAGTCTGTCTGTTGTATGCAGACAGTTCAAGGGCGAGTACGTAGACGAACCCCAAGCGATGGCAGACAAGCTACGCAGGAATCTGCTGCGTGACGGTCTCATCGTAGACGTAGATGTAGACCCGTACGAGGGAGCTACAGGGGATTTACCAAACTAAAGGGGAAGAGCTTCGGCTCTTTCCTTTTTTGTCCTACCATGCACCAAGTTTATTTCCCTCTTAGCCGATTGTGAAGGTATATTGTGTTTATATTTTCATTGAGTACACCAGTTTCTTACAAATAGGTTTAGGACTATCCTTGTAAATACTTAGCTACTACAACATTGATTTCAGAATCATAACGCCAGAGTAGAGAATCCCTATTTGTAAGTTTTAGGTGTAAAATGCATATTATCTATTTTAGTAAAAGGAGTAGGCTATAGCCTATTTTCCTTTCTTACAATGCACCAAGTCGAATTTCCCTTTTAGCATATTGTGAGGAGTATAGGATACTGCTGTATTTCATGTGTATGTGGTTGATGAGAGAGTGTTTGTAAATTTGAGAATACTTCACTTTTCAGTCTGCCCTAATCACATTTGCTTAAACTACATTTACGCATACATATAATATATAGCGTATCCTACTCTTTACACAAACAATCAAATTATCAAACAATCAAACAATTAAGGAGGACGAACAAATGAAATGTATTATTATTGGACATGAATTCGCAGAGGCAAACACAGGTAACTTGTATTGCAAACTAGAAGTAAGACCTGCAAATGATGAGTGGGCTGCATCTTTCAACTATGTAATGTTTATTACAGAGGCAATGAAAACAGCTCTAGAAGCTAAATTTCCTAAAGAGATATATCTACAGGAAATACGTATGCAGACACCTGAGCCATTTAACAGAGTGTGGGCTACGGATGGCAATAATCATATGCAAGGTGAGATAGTCTGCAATGCTAAAGGTGATCCTATCGTATTTAACGACATAAAAGTCGTAATACGTACATTACCTGATGGTACACCTGCAAGAGGTGAAGATGCTGAAAAGCTACTAGAAACTAGCTGGCGTAGAGGTATTGAGAATGGTACTATCTTACCAATTGGTGAAGGTACAGATGTACCAGATAATAATGTTGGACAAACTGTAGGAGGAGCTGATGCATTTGCGGGAGCACAATCAGCTGGAGATCCAGAGGGTCTAGAGACATCTCAACCAGATCCACTACCTACAGGTAACGTTGTAGTGCCGGGTAACCGACCACAACGACCGGGGGCACAAGCAGGAATTAGAGTGCCTAGAGTATAACAGGGATTGCCGGGTAACCGGCAGACCTGTTTTAACGAAAACTCCCGAACATCTGCATATGATGTTTTGGGTTAATTAATATTATTAACTTTTAAAAACATTTATCATGGAAGGAAAAGATGAAAACAAGCCAAAGATTGTGTATTTTATTCTAGCTGTGTTTATTCATACTAATATGTTTCTACCATTCCTATCTGAAAAGACAGGAGTACATGGGACATTCATATTGTGTGATATAATACTTGCTATTATAGTATATAATATAATGGCTCGGAATTAGGGAGTTAGGGATGGGTGAAAACTCACCCCTTTTATATTATCAAACAAAAATCAATACAATGAAGATTCTATTTAACTTTAAAAAATCTAGTTGTAAACTTAACTGGATAGGAATATTGAAAGTAGTTTTTGGGTTCAACTTAAAGAAAGCTAAAGCTATTGTGGACTATGGAAGTTATACATATATTGTAAATGACTTAAAGAACCCTATAGATATGCAACAGTACTTTATTGATCTTCTTATTAGGATAAATTCTGCATGTATATCCAGTCTAGACGCAGATCAAAGAAAGGATGAACTTAAGAAGGTAATATCCCTTCCTATATATGGCGAAGATGTATCTAGCACTACTCCGGCAGTACAAACAATAAATGTACAAGATTTGGATATTGTAAAGGTGGGCTCAGTATATATCCTTACTCAGGAAAGATATGAGAAGCTTTTAAAAGCTGAACAAACATTGTCAAAGATAGAAACAACACTATGCAAATGGAAGAACTAAGTATTCTAATTACTATATTTGTATCTGTAGGACTGTTAACATTCTTTATTTCTACATTGATAGAACAATATCATCATCGGAAATATAAAAGGATACAGATGAAAGATGAAGAATTTATCCATTTTCTCCTAAACTATACTAACATAAAACTAGGATCATATTATACAAATAATAACCTAGAGAGTCTTACAGAAATTGTTAGTATTAAGATATTACACGATGATAATCATGGAGGATATTACATCAAACTAAACGATAGTCATATTGTAGATAAAAATACAATGTTGATTATGTAATTTACATGAAATGAATAGAAAAAGAGAATATCACAAATCAAATTGTGATTCTACGGTACGAGCAATCGTAACAGATGCACTAGGACGCAAGGTAATCCTAGTTGGAAAGCACGCTTTCGAATGGTCTATTATTCTTGAAAGAGAAGGAAGTTTAGTAATAACTACATTTCCTAATAGAGAACAAGCAGTAGATACATTTAACAAAAAGTACAGGAATAAATGATATGTGTACGTATCCAGTGTATGAAGTGATACACAACTTTCTTATCTAATTTAATATTCTTTTAGCATAATTTCCTCAGCTAATTGCTGCGAGTAAAAGTAATTAGTTCGCTACTATCTCATACTAATAGTGAGGAAAAGTATGTGGTAATTCTGTGTAGTTTAAGTGTCTAACACATGGTAGAATCCCCTGCTAAGGGCGAATGTAGGTTCGAATCCTGCCACAGAATCATGCAAAGATCCATTGATGGTTTTATAGAGAGTTTAATATTCTCTATTACTATATACCTATTGTGAAATACGTATATAGTTTTCCCTAGAGTAAAAGCAACCTCATCGTAGCTAACTACAATACTTCATGCGCGTTTGGTCAATACATAAAGTTAGCGGGTTCTAGGGTCTAGTAGGTTTAAATTGTCAGACTGAACGAATGTCATGACTACCGAAGCTAATAGCTTTTAAAAACAGTGAATATTAACAATAAAAATATCAAATTTATGAAAGAAGAAGTCAAAAAAGCACAAGAAGCAGTATGGTATAATACTGACTGCAAGTTATTAACTAAGGAAGAGTACGAAGAGCTATGCAAGTAAAAAGCGTTATACTTAGACTTAAAAGGTTCCTTAGAAGGAATCGTAAAAGACTTCAAGCAAAGCGCATAATACTTGAACTTTTAGAAGGAATTGGTTGGGCTATATGGTTATTGATATTACTCATATTATCATGTGGGGATACATTAATCTATCTCTTATATTTAGCGATATCTGTACCAATATTCATTCAAAAAATAAAGTATGACTGTAGAAGCAATGATCGTAACTTGTGTAATAGTATGCATAATACTGTTACTACGGAAAAGGAGGAAAGAGAAGATAAGGGCACAGATACTAAATGATCTATACATTATTGATAGAGATTGTCGTATTATCAAAGGCAATATCATTAATAGTGATTTTATTGGTATTCTAACTAATCTAGCATTTTTAAGAGATTCACTAAAGAAGGAATCATTAAATGATGTGATACCTAAAAGTTTGTTAACGGATATACAAGTTCTATTAAATACGAACGAAGAGGAGATTAGTTTAGAAGATTTTAGGACAAATGTAGTCAGAATGATTAACATTGTTCTAATAAGGTTACAAGGTATCTATAAACTTATAATCTACTCTTAATATGGATAGAAGTCTTCCTCATTTCTTACAAAGAATTGGATACCATCCATACGAAATAAGTCCAAAGGATAGGATGTTTTTTTCATTAAAAGATCCTGAATTTGTGTCAGCGTATGGACCAGTATTTGTCGAATGGTTCCCAAAGTATCTAGGACCATCTGTTCCTATATTAGAGGTTAACAGAAGTCGTAATATTATATGGGGATTACACGAAGCGGATCACCATCCGTGCCTAATTTACCCTAGACCAAATATCTTGATAGAAGGTGTATCAGAAGAATACAAAATTACAAATAAATATTCTGATACAATGATGGATAGAATAGCTGCAAAATATTCTCCTGAAGAGATATTTAGAGCGATTAGGAGTAATTTAATATTAATACTGTAAATTTAAATTTAAGTTTTAAATTTATTTTACTCTACTAGTAAGAAAGTAGTTCAATTTCTATGAGTTACATAGGGAAAAGGTAGAATAGTTTACAACGAATAGTACATATTTTATTTAATAAGCTTGCCTATAAAATAATATGGAACTCTATTAGATAGGTCTTTTGATCTCTATCTAGGCAGCTCTTGAAACTTAAATAAAAAATGTAGAGTAGATGTAAAAAGATATTAAGTTCGAATCTTAATCTTTCTTATTTTTTAACTAAAAACAACATTACAATGATCAGATTAATTATCAAAAAAGGTAATACATGGTTAAGTGTATTCACTCTAGCACAGATCTTTACAAAACATTTGAAACTAACTCGCTATGATGCTTTAAAGCTTGCATATGCGACACTACGTCAGGATGTCGTTGTCCAGAGTAGTACAAACGCAGGTCTATACTACTTTCATGTAGATTTACATCGAAAGAAGTTTAATGCTGAAATCAATGACGTTCATGATTTAGCAGCACAATTAGACCTATTGAAATACGCTCCTTTTCAGTGTGGAATGCACACAAAAGGAGGAAAAGTATTATGGAAAAGTAACCCAAAAGATGACATCTATAAGGAAATAAGAACATAGTTGAATGTGTACTTTTCAAAGAACGATTACCTAAATACCGCTGTGAAGTTCTATTTAGTAAAAGACCTATGAAAAGTGAGTTGTCAATCCAGCGTATACTGAGTAGTAGGTCTTTTTAAAAGATTATTCTTAATCACAAGTATATGGAAAACTACAGTTACTATTCTAAAGAGATTAATGAAGACTGTTTTGTAGTATACTATTTTAGTAGACGAGCCAGATCTGTCATTTATCAAACAAGCTCCTTATCAGGAGCCTTGAGTTAACTAACATTATTAACATTTAAACATTCAATCAAATGAGTGAGAAAGGAGATGGCACCGTAGGTGGTGTCTGGAAGGGAGTAGTATTAGTACTGCTCACAATTGTTACACTATTACTTTTATGTATTGTGTATCAAGGGCTAAAAGGAGAGAATCCTCTTACGAAAGTAAAGGAATCTGTTGGTTTTAGCACAGAAACTGAGGTAGCAATACCTACAGTTCAAGAGAGACTAAACAAGTTCAGTGCTGAAGTAGAAGATACTAGAGCATATGATACTTATCTCTCATTGCCTATAGTAATAGTAGAAGGTATCCTAAATAAATTAGGACCTGATGCAGACTATAGAGCAATAGTTAACGAGTATTATACCAATAGATCCTATTGGATTAGTACTCAGGTGTCTAATCAAATTAAACCTGTATTAACTGGTCCTGATGCAAAGAATGTTGAAAGGGTTGAAGTGAAAACAGTTTTAAAAGAAGAAGCACCATCAGGGAATGAAGTCTCTCTTACTCCAGCTGATTCAGTAAAGTAAAATTCTTTTTGGTTCAGGAGTATACTTTTTATATGCATTGCCTGTGAAGGTAGTGCATATTTTTCTATCAGATCATCAGAAGATGACAAGCATGTGGGGCGTAAGTAATTATATAGACATTTATATTTATTAAATACGACATATAAATATATTTGGACATTCGTATTTATATAATTATGATCGTGCGGACGTTAAAATCATGCCGTTAATAAGAATTGTACTGGCAATACAATTCTGCTATAACGTAAAATATGTTAGATAGCCGATTATAAGAAGTTTCACGTAAGAGTTTTTTAATATTTATTTTGCAGACGTGAAACTTCACGATGACACTTGTTATTAGTTGCTCATAGTACAATATGAGTTGTTGTTAATCAACAATCGTTCAATCAAAATCTTCTCCGTAGTTGTGCATGCGGGGACGTCGTCAAATTGTTTAACTAAAAATTATCAAAATGGACAGTAAAATTAATGGAGTAGCAGTTGTAATATTGCCTCCGGGACTTTCTAAAGAGGAAGTTCAAGTGCTATTTTCTAGCATTTTAGGTAAGTTAGAAGCTATTCATCCTGAGTACAAACAAAATGGAGGATTTCTAACTATCTTAGAGCCTAACGACCTGTTTAGAGTCGTAAATCCTGTTAATGCTGAAATAGCAACATTAGCAGACAATTTGGTAGTTGAATTCGGTGAACCTACAGATCCTGTGCATTTTGCGACAAAGTTCGTATGTGCTTACTATAGTCCTAAAGACTTAGTAAATTACGATGTTATTACAACAATTGCATCGATCAAAGAAGGTTCTCCAGAATGGGCTTACTTCGAAAGGAGAAAGCTAAAGTTCCTTATTTTTCAATGTCGCAACATTTTGCAGAATACTTGATGAGCAAGACAAAGAAAGATTCTAAGGATTCAAAGGCTATGCGGAAATACACTCCGCATAAGCCTAAGATGACTCCTTATAAAAGAGAGTCTAAAGCACAGAGATTTCGTGAGGATAGCTAGTTACCGCCAGTTACTAGTCCTCGAGTCTATAATTCTTAAATGTTAAGATATGGTGGTCATTCCCCTAAAGCATGTTAAACCTAACGCCCTAAGCCCATGAACGGTATGTGAAGATGCATACTACGGGATTGTGTACTTGTACAAATGATAATCTCACAGGAGGTTATTAATTATAAGAAGGAGAAGAGGTTCCCTCTGAATAAGAAATAGGAATAAGAGGGCATGCTTATTATTTGAAATTAACACAATTGAGATATGGAAAAGACAAAAGTAAAACAAGTAATTAGAGAAGCATTAGCTAGAGAACCAGCTATAGAATGGTATCTTAAAAGTAAAAAAATCTATGGTCACTACGTGACTCTATTAGCACTTGTTATGCATCATCATAGCAATGTTTTATGTTGGAATGAGCATACGCTTATCGAGATAGTTAGGAGAACAGTATCAGGGAGAAATCCTTTATACATTCCAATTACCTTTGGAACTATGAACCGTAGAAAAATTATCTCTAATCATAGTTTGCAAAGAGATACAATTCTAGAACTTTATCAAAATTAATTATCAACATCAAAAAACAAAGAAAATGGAATCTAAAGACATTATCGCAGAGATTACCGAAGGTAGAAAAGTAAGCGAAGACATCATCAAAGCTGCAAACGAGGACATTCTGAAAGGCCGAGAGGAGAATCTCAAACAAGAGATGATCAATACTCTACAGAATTCTGAGTACAAGATTAGTTACTCAAAATTGAGACTAAAGAGAGCTCGTGCATTTGAGGACATAGAGAAAGAACGTCTGACAAAAGTAGGCGAGAACATGAATCGTTTGAAAGCCGGTGGTATCACTCCAGAGGATTGGAAAAAAGAAGATGAGAAGATTGAGAAAGAAGCATCTGATAAACTGCTTGAAAAGAAAGCAGAGTTCAGCGGCTACTTGAAACAATTGAATTATATCTTTACCGACTGCAGCTGGAGTGTTTTGAGAGATAGCTTCGACCGCTATTGATCAGCAATTCCGCTCTGAAGAGCTATAAGCCGAAAAGAGTAGTGGGGTATGAATGTAGTAGTATTTCACAACGCAAGAGATATACTTGCATTGCTTAAGATCCATCGAGACAAAAGCAGGAAGGCGAAATTAGCATCAAGACTAAAGAGTACGAGATCCGTTGAGACAGCTAGTCCTACGTACTCATCTTCAGTTATTCGGGTTTAGTTAGTAGAGAGCTATAAGCCAATAATAGTTTAGTACAATAGTAAATGCCGATCATATAAGTCTCATCGTAGCGTTGGAGTTCATTTCAGTATTAAATGATTTATTACTACTAAAGGAACCAAAATTAGGGTGTAAGGAGAGAGATCTCCTTACATTCACTAAATATTCACGATATAAGAACTGTGTCGTGTCTTATTAGGTTTATTGGAAACTATTAGGACGAGGGTTCGACTCCCTCCAGCTCCACGAGTTTCTGTATATCTTTCCTCACTATACCATTGCGTTTGAGTTAAAAAAGATATACTTTAAGGGGCTGCTTGGATTTGACTAGTAGTGAAAGGTAAAATAGGTTCATTGTGTGTTTAAATGGCAATAATTTTGTCACAGACTATACTCAACTAGCAGTTGCGTAAAGTCACGTGCTAACTACGAAAGTGAGGGATATCTATAGTTTAAAGGTAGAACGCTGAATATTCAGAGGAGTGGGTTCAAATCCCACTAGATAACATAACTAAAAACAGTATGGATGACAAAAGTTAGTTTTTCAGGCTATGTAGCCTATGTTAGTGAAAATCTTCCTGAATCTTGGAAAAGAGTTAGGGAGAATCATGGAGTACTTAATCAGCTGATAAGTGCAGTTGCTAAGTATTGTTACGAACACCTTTTGACAGGTCGAGAGTTAGTTATGCATTTGAAAGAGAATACACTAATTGACGCTGCAGACTTCGAAGAAGAGCCTCAAGGGATAGATTGGTGGATAGATTTAAGTCTAGAAGCTAATATGCTAGAATCACATGGTTGTATTCCTACATTTGCAGAAGATGATAAGAGTGCCAAGTAAAGTAAAGTATGATCTATTTAACGTATCTTCATTTACTCAGGAATTTATATGTGCCGGAGTAAGAGATAATGTTGTTGGAATGTATAACTTTCTCAAAGAGAAGGGCGTACAGGTAAAAGACAAACAAGCTGATGATCTTAGAATTAGCAGTAGAAAAAGTGTTGTGTTACTTTGCACTAACTCTAACTCTAGTAACCCATTTGGAATAATTCAATTGAAAGACTGGGGTTGGTGGAACTTCTATCATAATAAGCATAATCGTAGTAGTAAACCATTGTACTATACGTATAACTTACCATCACAATGGCATGAAATGCTTAGGGATGGCTGTATATGGAAGGAAATGGAAGTATTTGATAAACCAGAAACGTATGAGGGTAGGAAAACGTATTTATTTTGAAAGTCCCCAAGAGAGGAAAGAGTTCTTAGCATTGCTAAGAGATGCACAAGATGTTACAGAGATAGCAACAATCATTGCTAAAACTTACAAAAAAGATCTAATAGAGGCAATGGATATTGCCAGAGTGTATAACGAATTTATTAGGAAGGAAAATGAAAACGTTGACAACTAGTGGAACTTATTTAGTAACAATCAGTGGACAAGAGTACATAGCAGTAGTAATAGGAAGCGCACCTATGCTACAGGTTGCAAGAGTGTTAAACTTAACAAAGTTCATTGATACTGGAGAGTTAGAAATCAGTACAGAAGCAAGAACTGTATTAACTGAGAAACCGTGCGAATTTAACTTCAGACAGATCGACTTGAACATCATCAGTCCGATGCAGGAAGTAGTACAGATACCGAAGTTACCCTACACACCTAAACAGTACAAAAAATGGTTATCATTATGTGGTGATTTAGATCGTGAAAAGTTACTTACAGATATCATGCTAACAAACCCTAGCATCAGTTACAGTGAAGCTCAAACAATCATTGATCAGTTATGGAGAGACAAAAGGAACATAGTCTCACAGTAAATTATACAGATCTGTGTGATTATCTAAACGACCGTCTAGTCTTACCCTATCTACCTAAAGTAGGAGAAGACTGGAATTTATTTGGTCCAGTCATATCACAGACATATGGACCAGACGGAGTATTCCCTAAGCAATATAATGATAAAGAATTACTAAAATGGATACAACACAAAATCCAAGTAAGGACATTATTATTATTTGTACAAAGGAAACTCTTTACACACCTTGCCATGTTACACAATACAAGGGCAACGGATGCAGTTCAGATGCGTATTTTCGTATCTATGCTGAACAAGTTAGGACTACCTAGAATTTATGCTGATGAAATATTTGATAATGTACATCTGCAGTATGACATTAGGAAACCTGTTTTCGAAGATTATTATCTTATGAAAATATTAGGTTTACCTTTTTGTTTTGAATCTAGGCCTTGTCCTTTTTAAGGTGTTAGGGGTTCGACTCCCCTAACATTCACTAAACAAGTTAGTTTGATTATGAAGAGAGAAGATGAAGACCTTCTTATTCAGCAAGCTAAGCTTGGTAAGCAAGATGCTTTTACAGAGCTTTATGATCGGCATCATAAGCTTATTCGATACATTATCTATGATATTGTAAAGAATGAAGATGTAGCAGATGACTTATTATCTGTTACCTTCACAAAAGCATTTAGTAGATTAGAATCTTATGTAAACCCTATTTCATTTGAAATGTGGTTAAAAACTATAGCAATTAACACTGCAATAGATTATATAAGATCTTCTAAGAATGAGAAACAGAATCATTATATAGATTCTGAGGACAATTACATTCAGTTAGATAGTAACGATCTCAGTCCTGAGGAAGTTATTATGAAACAGGAAACTGTTGAACAACTGAAAGTAGCTCTACATAAATTAAGATCTAAATATCGTAACATATTAGAATTACGATATTTCAAAGGCTTAAGTTATGAAGAACTTGCAACTGAGCTTGGCGTGCCAATAGGAACTGTAAAAAGTGACTTAAACAAAGCTAAGAAGAGATTGCGAGAATTTTTTGACAACATTAACAATAACTAACAAATACTTACACATCATGACAGAAGTTGCAATCATCGCAATTATAGTCATCTTAGCTGCAATCGTTATAGGGAAGGCCAACCATAGTAACGATTTAGTTTGGAGACTATTGTTCTGTTTTAGTGTTAGCGTATGTGTGTCTATAGGTTTCCTTTACATCTTTAGCAGCAAGCCAAAAGCAAAAGCAGCTAATGTTGAGGTAATTAGTAAGGCAGGAGATTCTACTGACGCCCATGTAGTATGCTTCAACCAGATAGCAATGGCTGAAGTTACCGAACAGGATATTACAGGTCAGGAGTCATTATTATCAGAATGCCTTACATGGGCACCAGTGATGAACGTGTTATCATTAAATAGTTTAAACTATATAATGAAACACATTATCTTTGATGACTCATAGATAGCGATAACACTAACAAAAACAGACAAACGAGAGAATTAGGTACGTTCGTACCAAGTAATTAACATTTAAACACAATCTTTAAAACATTATCAAAATGGCAAAGAATAAAGCAAAGAAAGGAGCTACTGCTCCGAAAGTAGAGACAAAGGCAGCTGAGGAAGTAAAAGTACAAGCTGAAGTAAAAGTACAAGCTGCTGTAGAAACTAAAGTAGAGGATAAGGCACCGAAGAAGCCTACACCTCAACCTGATGTACAGCCGAAAGCTGACACAAAGGAACAAAAGAAACCTGATCCGACACCTGCTGCTGCACCTGCAGAAGGAGCAACAGGCGATCAACCAGCTGTAGTTCAACCAGAAGAGGTTAATAACGCAGCTATGCCTACGCAAGCAGAGATGTCGGCTGAGGTATTCAAAAATGCAGAATTACAGTCTATTCTCGGTAGTATTTCTCTTACTCCGGAAAGTACTATGGATGCTAACCACATGGTGTTGTTAACTCACGTAGCTACTGAACGGTTCAAAGGGAAAGATCCGAAGAATCCTGTAGTAATAGCAGCTAACGAGATGGTTGATGACCTTACTTGTTACTGTATTGCTGTAGCTGGTATTAACATGGCAATTAACGGTAAGAAACTAGGTATATCTGTACCTGTTAACGCCTTAGGAGCCTATGTACGAGCTATGGGATACTTTGGCATTGCATTACCGACAGAGAAGGCTGTTCCGGATCCTAACAAGCCTGATCAGCTCCTAATTCCGTTTGAAGGAGCATCTCCTAAGACTGTTGAGACAGTTAAAGAAGAGATCAAGATGCAAAGAGGCACTAAGCCTACTATGGATCCAGCTTTGTGGAAGAGCGAGGAGGACGCTAAGAAAGCGCTTCTCTATATCCTGAGTGACACATTGTCTAAGGATAATCGTTTCTTAGTATCTACCTCTAAGTTACGTATGTACAAGATGCTGTCTGCAGAGAACAAGGAAGAGAAGGCTATGTGGGAATCAGCATCCAATGCAACCATATTTGACAATCTTTTGTCAATTCTTGGTACAGCTAAGTCTACGTTCTTGAATGCAATTGGAGGACAAATTTATTCGTCCGCCGCTACACAGAAGAATCCGATTAAGAGTCATTTAACTCTTAAGCGTAACTTCCCGCAGTTATCTGACGAAGATGCAGCTGAGATCATTAAGATCATAGTAAAGCACAAAGCAGCACAGAACAATCCTAACGAGCCGCTAGAGAATAACATCGCTTGGAACGGCTTGAAAGACGGTAAACGTGAAGACTGCTTACTGTATCCTACTAAGACAACGGATGTAGACAAGGAGATTATGGGACGTCTCCAGAATGTCTATGCAGAACGTTTAGGTAGTCCAGCAGAAGCTGGTTATAACCTCCGTGCCACTAACTTAATTGTTACTATCATGAACTTGTATAAGACTTCTGGACAAATTGCGCAACTTGTCGAGCAGAATTATACGGCTGAGGTAAACAAGGCATTAGAGGCAACGTCTGGTAAAACTGCTCCGCAAGAGGAGAAAAAAGACGAGAAGGAGGCAGAGAAACCGAAAAAATAATCAATCATGAATCGGTTAACTGATTTCCTTTGGTGTGTATTATTTTCGTTTATAGCGATTATAACTGTCATCAAATTGAGCCCAAATGAGGCTAAAGCAGAGCAAAGAATGCCCGAGCTTACAATTCCAAAATTCAATCCTGTAGGTCAGTTTGACCTACAGATTGATTTAAATAAAGGAACCGCAAACGTCACAAGCAGTAACGGAATAGGCAAAGCCAACGTAACAGTAAATCATCCTACGGAGGTAATTGAGGTTCCAAGTAAACCAATCATTAAAAAGGAGGTAAAGTATGAAACAAAAACTGAATATTTGGAGAAAGTAGTACTATTTTCTTTACCAGTACCTACATTTCACGTACCAAGTGTTCAGATTCCTAAAAGCGTAGAGAGATGAAAGCAAAAAATAGTACATTGGATAAATTAGCATTTGTAGGCTTAATTATCTTCTTTATAATGTGTTTATTCTTTGCATGGTGTATAACATAACAGTTAAAGATAAAAGCTGTCGGGTCAAACGACTCCTTACCCGTGGTAAGATGAAGGAGAGTGGTATTGTAGCTGCACACTTAAAAAGCAATAAGGCAGCGTATGTTTTATTTCGATAAGTCTGATCAACTTATGATATTACGTAGACAAAGAATACAGGATGCCGTAGGGATAGTATATATTCTCCAATATATACGTCGAGCCAAGAGCATGATAACCTATTATGAAGTTTATTCTTTTACTTCTGAAAAGTTAATAGGAAAATGGGTCAGTGTGCAAAGCCCATAAATCTTGAGAACCGGTTGGTGAAGATTAAAAGACACGATCTAGCGCAGCAGCGACGAAGACAAACATTGCAAGGGGTTACTACATAGTAAAGAGATCCTTAAGTAAGATCAAATGAATCCCCTTAAGAATCCGTAGGCACTATCAAGTGCGGTTTCAAGTAAGGACGAAATGTAGTTTAAAGGCGAACAAGTTCCATCTGTTTGACCTAACTTTAATAGACCGAATAGCGTCCATGACGGGTCCAAACCGTCATTAAACAAATAGCTACCTTTAGTGTTCCACTCTACAGTTGTTACTATTTTTGTAGTATAGTAATAAGGATCTAGACAACATAACATTTGGCTTAGTTATGGATGAGTGTATGAAGAAAGGGTATTTAAAATCAAGAAACTGGTAGGATATACTAAAAGCTGAGTGGCTATGGCCCATATATAATAATAGAAGAGGTAACGGACTTCTATAATTACTTATGACAGGTTATCCGGAGCAGATGCCAAGTCTGTGCTTGCAAGAGCTTATAAAGATGTTCACTAGCGTAGAAAACTAGTTAAAATAGTCTTTATAAGGGGGTACTTCAGGTGCTGGGTATTAACTACGTAGGAGTGATACTACGTCTTTTAAGATACGCTCTAAAGGATCAGGACAGGTACGATTTTAAATAAAACTGACCGAGTTTTATGTTCAATACTAAAATCAGTATAGAGTTATGTCAGTATAAGTCATGGAAACGAACATACGCAGGAGAATAGTGGCGAAAAGACTACCTCAACCCCTAGAGACACCGTGGCGAAGTGTATAGGGTTCGTATAAAAAGAGAAACTCACCGCTCTGGTAAACTAAAGGTGTGAGTAAGTTTAGTTTAAGCTTTCTTTAATAGATATAACGAAAGTAGGGCTTTTTATAGTCAAGGAGCTAAATTCAAGACTAATAAAATAGTGTAATAGTAAGGGAGTATTAATAGTGCGGCTTACAATATCCTTTTGTAAGTATAAATGAACCACTTATAGTATTTATTTACTCTGGGAAGGAATTCCTATCACTGGCTCGAGAGTTAACGAGACTCTTAAACAAAAGCGGAATTAACATGTCTAACTAACGTAGGTTCAACAACCGAATAACAAATTTGTGGATGTCCTCGCTAGGGAAACTGAATGCGACCACAACTTGGCGAATGCGATTGCTTAGTAGTATCAGGGTATAATACGCAATATTATATGTTCGAGAGAAAGCGTCTCATTGAAGCTTGTAAATCTTTAAGAGTGAACGAAAGTGAACTATTACTTATAGACCTATTTATAAGCGAGAGTAAATGAGAAGAGGTGAAAGTCCTCGATCTTCATCCAAGTAAAATAAACAAAATCCTAGTCAAGGTTACGTTGGTAGCTCTGTACTTAGTAATAAGTATATCTAGCGTAAGAGGTAGGCGTTAGTGAATAACTATATGAGACCTATAAGTTATTACAAATAACAAAGACAAAGATGGCAATTCCTTTGATCGCCTTGCAGTTTTAGCAACGTTCTGTAAAAACGACCGGACATAACTACTTGCCCGATAAGACAGTTTTAATCATTAGTAAAGTTTATATGAATCTAGATAGGTCAATCTATACTAGTTCTATCCCTAGGATATAGTCTTGCTAACTTATTTACTTTACTATTTTTATCTGAGTAACCAGAAAAAACGTGTTGATTATTACGGATCTTCTGTAATAGAGATTACAGAATATAGTACAGCTTGGAATCAGAACCTAGAATACTCATCGATGAGTTTCATTAGCTCTGGTCACAATGCAGTATGCGGTTCCAAAGTAAGATATGACTCAGTAAACTTATAAACCTGTCTCGTTTATAAGGAGTATACCGCAATAGCGAATTATCAAGAACGGAATTATTTTGCTTATCATATAAATTAAAGTAAAAACACATTTGCATCTTTCCTTGCACAACTTGAATGTTGCACGACCGTGGTTTTTAACCTATCTGATATAAGATGATGATAAATCGTGACGAAACGCATAGGGAAAGATGTGAGAAAATTTTCATTAATTATTAACTTATCAAAAGGAGGAATTTAAAAATGGCAAATGTAAATTATAATTTAGTAGTAGCATCTCAATTAGGTGCATTGTTAGGTATGAACTTGATCCGGATTAAGCGGACTAATGTGGATGCAGATTATTCGAACAAAGAGCGGGAAGGCAAGCAACGGCTTGCAAATCCTATCTGGTTACATGGCGTAGAACGCATTCGCATCCGACAAGCAGAGCTTGTTGATGTAGGTGACGGTAAAATGGTAGTCCAATTTAACCATGATCCTAAGCTTCAGCTTGATTTAGCAGGAGCTAAAGACATTAGTGATATTATTAAGAAACCGACAGTTCAGGAAGTAGTCTCTGCAATCGCAAGCGAGTCTACCGGTTTGCCTCAGTTCTTTACTGATGACAAAACTGCAACTGAGTTAACTATTTCATTCAACGAGCGGTCACGGAAGGAGATTAGCTCTATGATGGAAACGTTGTCTCGTCAGGCACAGGCATTAGCTGATGCTAATCGTGCTATGGAAGATTCGTGCAGATTGAACATGGCCCAATATGGTCAGTCTGTAAACTTTCAAAGCGTTAACGTTGATTGAAGATGGAAAATCTCAGCAGATCCTCTAGATTAAATCTAGAACGAATCCTAGCTGATGAAGATATATTCAATTCCTTTTTGTTTAATGACAAAAAGCCCGGAACTAGAAGTCTAAAAGACGATGGTTCCTTTGTCATTGGTGCGACTTGTTTTGAATGGTGGAATCACTTCATAGGTTGTGAAAAGAAGTTAAGTTTCCACGATTTAGTAGTGCATCTGATAAACTTCATGGCTGGAAACGGCAAAAATAGAAATGATTTCGCATTAGACGGCCTATATCAGGATTTTGTTAACTTTACACTTAAGCAAGATGATAAGAATCGGATGGTAGATATTCTTCTCACAGCTTATTTGTATGGTTATAAAGAAATCCAAAAGGAGGGGAAGGTTCCTTCTGAACAAACGATATTAGCAGCTGTTACTAAACAAGTGCGAAATCCCGATGGTGTAGCTGTACTTACAGCTAATGGTCCAGTCTTTTTAGGTAAAGACTTAAAATTCTACGAAATTGAGTAAGATATTATACGTTGCTTTGAATTAGGAAGGTGTAATAGTGATAGTAAATATACTTATTCTTTTAAAAAAAACAAAATGTAAAGACTCAGGAAGGTTAGAGTCTTTAATGGTCACGATGTGGTGTCTATAACAAGATACTAAGTTACGGAAAGCTCTGAGAATAAGAAAGAGATGTTACATCGATGTAAACGTGACCACTCGTTTCTACATATTGGACGCATTATCAAAATGTTCTCCCGTATAAATTATTAACTAAAAAATTTATATATGGTAAAAGATTATAATGAACTGAAAGATATTGCTAAGAAGTTAATGTTAGAGAATAATTATGGCATTAAGGAAGAAGAACTCATCTATGTTACAACTACAGATATTACAGATTATTACGAAAAGATTTCTTCACGAGATAAAACTGTATTATCAGAAGTATATGGAACTGAGGAACTACCACTTATACATCGTTACATCACTCGAGCAGGGGCTAGTACTAAAAAGCTTGAAATGGATGAGAATGATTATAAAAAGAATTTAATGTCTGGAGTAAAAGCATATTATGTTGATGATAAGGTATTTTACTATGTAGTATGCCCGTCGCCAACAGATCAAGATGAAGTTTTACGCATGTATGTGTATACTCGAGATATTTACAATTATCTGTGTGAAACCGCATTAAAAGATGAACTTAAAGTAAAGTCAAACGTACCAAAGTCAGGTATCTATCGAGCACAAGCAGTAGAAAGCCGATATGGAACCTATATGCGTTATAAAGAGATTACTGATATCCAAAGTAATCCAGCTATTCATCAATGTAAAGAAGAACTTATTAAAGGCATTGACTTCTTCTTTGACAATGTTGAAATATTTTCAAAGTTCAATCAGAAACCGTTACGTAAATTTTTACTATGTGGTGAACCGGGTACAGGTAAAACTTCTATTTGTTACGACGTAGCTAAAAAATATTCTGGGGATTCTCCAGTAGTATTCGTTACAGATTTTCAATCTATGGCAATGCACATTCAAGAATGTAGCCGTATTAATCAACGTACTATTGTAGTATTTGAAGACTGTGAAGCAACGTTAAGTAGTCGTAATAATTCTGCTATTCTTAACTTCCTAGATGGTATTGACCGTCCGAATATTGAGAACGGTGCTGCAGTAATGATGACAACAAATCATCCTGAACGGATTGAAGCACGTATCTCTAAGCGTCCGGGTCGAATTGACAAGATTTTCCATATCAATGCGTTGGATGGAAAATATGCATATGATGTATTCAACTTGTATTTCGGCGACTTTATGAAAGAAAACAAGTTCGATGCTACGACTGATACAGCTCGTGAGGCTATCGAAATTATTGCAAATGGTATGACTGGTGCACAGATTAAAGAGTTATTTAACTCTTATGTTTGTTACATGGTCTCTGAAGGTAAAGAGTTTAATTTAACGGATATTTTCGATACTAAGGTTAAATTATTTGAATCATTTAATCAGATAGACGAAACTAATAATTCGTTAACATCAAACTTTGAAAACGCTCAAGCAGAACTTTATAAGATTCTACGAGCATAAAAGCTACGGGGCATTAGGTTGCCCCATAGTTACACTGGGAGTTGATGCGAAATTGAATAGTATTAATCATTTAAAATCAATTCGTATGACAACATCAACTGAAATTATAGAAAAACGTGATAAATTATCTGCAGATATAACTCGAACTTGGAATATTATTAAAATGGAAAATGTAGTTTTCCGTGGATTTAAGCGTAATTACGATATGAAAGTACTACTAGATAGTATTTTTGATAAATGTAAAGAGCGTATTGAGATTAAGCTGCAATCTCTAGCATTAAATCTTGGATTTACTGACATTAATGATCTTCCAGAAGATTCAATCTATCCTACTATCTTCGCTGTAGGCGAGCTTAAAGAGATTAAAAAGCAATTATCTCATGTTCCTACTCTGGATCCTGAGATAATTAAGAAAGTAGGAAAGAAACGCATGAAGAAGACAGAGGTATTGACCCGAGGGTTTGTTAAGAATCTGTCTGAGGCACTTACGATAAAGATTAATACTCTTAACAAAGAGTTATTAGATTACAATGCTGTTCATTCGCTTGAGAACACTGAGCGTAAGAATGCTAAAGTAATCGATATGTCTTTTAGTAAGGCAAAGGCTGCAGCGTAAAGAAATTAGTGTAATAGTTTAATGGTAGAACATAACATTTTTGTTAAAGTGAGAGTTCGAATCTCTCTTACACACTCCGTTACAAATTAACATTGTAAATTTATCAAAAATTTAAAGAAATGAAAACAACAATATCAAACAAAGAGAGAACAGCAGCTCTTAAGAAAGAAGCTGCAGAAAAAGGTTTAACTTTCAAAGAAGTAGTTAAACTACATCGTAAGGAAAGTCGTAAAGAGCGTAGAACAAAAGTAATCTCTAACATAGAGCGCTTAGTGTTATACCGCAAACGTAAACTAGCTAGTGAGTTTGCCGTAGTAAAGAAACATGCATCAGCTGAAACACGTTTTGAGCGTATCCTTAACGAGAAGATTGAAAATCTGAATCAGTTCCGTAAACATTCCGGAAAATCTATGTCAGATGAACAATACGAATCTGCAAAAGCATCGCTTGAAAGCAGTTCTAAACGAGAGCAACGTTTGATAGATAAGCGTATTAACAGAAAACAGCGTATCGAAAATCAGAAAGCTCGACAGACTGAGGAAGTTATGAAGCAAATTAAGCACTTCCTCGAATCGGAAAGTAAGCGTAAAGCTAAGAAAGAGGAGAAACGGTCTAAGTATGCCGGCAAGAAAAAGAAAGTGCCTCCTCGTAAGTTAGAACCTAATGAGAAGGTTATAACATATCCTTATTACATTAGTATTAATGTATTTAAGGACAAAACACATAAAGAACGTATAGATTTGGATCCCATAGGAATGAACATTTCTCAGGATTCATTACACAAGTGGATGAATCACTATCACAGGATGTATAGTGATCTCTACAAAGATGACTACGTAGGAACGTTTGTATATAACAGTCCGACGTTAGGTCATTGTATTCTTGAGTCAATTAACAGTAAATATTACAATATTGATGGTTACTTGACTAGTCGTATAGCTTCTCAAAGAGCAGCTGCAGCGGCATAAAAAGTGCGTCGAAAGACGCACATAAGGAAGAGTAATAGCCTGATAAACTACACTAGGTACTATATCGATGCAGTATAGGGCAGTTCGATTCTGCACTCTTCCACGAAATTAAAACCACAACCATGAAAATTAGAAACAAGACAGTATTAGTATATGATATTGAGGTATTTCAAAATATCTTTCATTGCGCTGTAAAAAATACTGAAACTAATGAAATTCATTTATTTGAAATATCTAGTAGAAAAAATCAACTAGAAGAGTTAGTTAAGTTTTTCAAACAGTTTAATAATACAGAAGGATCATGGAACCAATCTTATACTACAGATTATCAATTTAATACAGATATAATATTTGCAGGTTATAATAATATTCATTATGATAATCCTATAGTAAACTATATGATAGATTACTATGAAAAGCTTATAGTACATCCGTATTGGAGAATTTGTAGTTCTATTTATAATTTCAGTAAAGTTATTGTAAATAGTAAAGAAGGTGAAGAAGGGTTATGGAAAGAATGGAAATATCAACAATGGTTTGAATCATTTGATATTCTAACTATGTTGTATTCTACACAGTTACGAGTAGGCTTGAAAGAGATGCAAGTAACTATGCAATATCCAAATGTACAAGAATTTGTATATGATTGGAGTAAACCATTACCAGAATCCTTATTTGATGAAATGATTCAATATAATATAAATGATGTTGAGTCAACTTCTGAGTTATTAAACAGATGCAAGAAAGATATAGATCTTCGAATTGCTATTGAAGATGAATATGGTGTAAGAGTCCTAAGTAAAGATGGCGTGAATATTGGAATGAAAATTATCACACAGAAATACCTAGAAAAAACAGGACAAAGTTGGTGGCAGATACGTAATTTACGTTCACCAATGAACTTAATTCCATTGAAAGATGTTATATTACCTTTTGTTAAATATAAATCTCCTATCCTAAATAAAATGCTTGAAGAAATGAAAAAACAAGTAGTTTCTCCGGGTAGAAAAGGTTATGAGTATAAATTTATATTTAACAATCTACGATATTCTGTAGGAGTAGGTGGTATTCATTCGGTGAATGATCCTGAGATTATTATACCCAAAGAAGATGAAATGCTTATAGATATAGACGTCGCCTCTCTATATCCAAGTATGCTAATACAATATAAGTTTTATCCTAAACATTTAGGACCAGAGTTCCTAGAAGTCTATTCTCAAATTAGAACAGAAAGACTAGAAGCAAAAAGAAATGGGAACAAAGTGAAAAATGAAACTTTGAAACTTGCGTTAAATGGTTTAAGTGGTAATTTACAAAATGAACATAATTTTTGTTATAGTCCATTTGCAGTAATGCAGATTGAATTTGGTCTGCCTATGTAGAAATGCATAGAAAAAAATTCCCTTAACTACTGGAACATCCTTTTACATTATACTTTTTAGTATAAAAGGACAATCAGTAACTAAGTTATATAATTATGAAATTAGCAGATAAAACATTAGAACTAGAAAACGATAAATTCAAAATAATAGAGTTTGACAATGAGCGTTACGAGAAAAACAATAGAGCTCATTTGTATTATAAAATACAATGTAAAAAATGTGGTGAGATCTTCTCTAGAAAGAAAGATTGCATTCACAATTTTGAAAATTTAAAATGCAGAAATTGTATACACAACCGTTTCGGTAAGTGCTTAAACGCTCTATTATACAATGTATTTACTCATTACACAAATAATGCTAAGCAAAGAAATATAGACTGGAATCTATCAGAAGAAGAATTTATAGATAAAGTTAAGTCTATATATAATAATTATATAAAAAGTTCAACGACTATCTCGAAAGAGAGTACACTACAAGCCAATGGTAGTGGAAACGGGGAACTTCTGACTGCCGCTTAAGGTAAAAGAAGAAGATATAGTCTAATCTATATGGTAACATATAGCAGTTCATAAGAGAACGTATATAAGAGTTGCGTCTTATATAGAAGATAATGTAGGATTAATGGACAATTACTATTACTAATGTTAGCGGAATCCTTATCTGAATTAGGATGTAGAATAGTACAAGCAAACACTGATGGTTTATTTGTCCTCTTAAAGAAGGATAAATATCAACAAGTAAAACAAGCATGTACTGAATGGGAACAACTAACTAAACTCGAATTAGAAGAGGAACGTTTTGAAGCTATGTATCAATTTGCGATTAATGATTATATTGCAATTAAAGAAGGATACAAAGAAACTAAAGATAGTAAACTTATCAAGAAAAAAGGTATGTTTATTACTGATGTCTTACTCGGGAAAGGTCTTAATCCTAAGATTATACCAGAAGCAGTTATTAAGTATTTTGCAGATGGAATTCCAGTAAAAGATACTATAATGAATTGTAAAGACATTCGTAAGTTTCTACAAGCAGAAAAAACAGGCAAACAATGGACTGTAGAATATAATGGAGAAATACAACAGAGAGTTAACAGATTCTATGTTAGTACTGATGGTTTGTATCTTTGGAAATGGAAATCTGAAAATGGTATTAAAGAATACCAGAGTATGTTGAAAGGGTATGGTGTAACTACTGTCTCTTATACACATCTCCGAGCCCACGAGACGGACTCCTATCTCGT